TGTTAGTATTTATTGTAAATATTTATAATACAATGAGTCTAAATATAGATGTAAACCTAAAACTCGAAGACGATAATGCTCCGGAACACATACCCGTAGTTCCCTACGATATTCAAAGAGAAAGAGAAAAAGAATCCACAAGAAAATTAGCCGAAGAACTTCGTAAGAAAGGTAGTATTGAACCTATTATTGTTACGAAAGAAGGTATTGCAAAAAAGGCAAGTGAACTAACAGTTCCAGAACAAGAATTCGAATTTGTTCGTTGCGCAACAAATCCAATATATTTTATCGAAACATATCTGACAATCTTTGACCAGACACAAGGTAAGGCAGGTCTTATTGTACCATTTAAATTATTCGACTTTCAGAAGGACCTTATCAGAACATATTTGGAAAATCGTTTCGTTATCGCTAACAAGTATCGTCAGGCAGGTATTTCAACAACCACTTGCGCATACATTGCTTGGTATGTAATGTTCAACCAAAACCGTCAGGTTGCTATCGTAGCCGACAAACTTGAAACTGCACGTGATGAAATCATGAGTGACGTAGTTTTATTCATTGAAGGTTGTCCTAAGTGGCTCAGACCTAAAACGGGTAGAGAAGACGAAAAGAATCTCAAGGATACTCAGAAGTTAAAAATATACGACAACAATTCAAAGTTAGGTGCTTTCAGTTCTAAAGGTCTTCGTGGTATGACACCAACGTTGTTATTCTGGGACGAAACTGCATGGACAGAAAAGGGAGATAAGTTCTGGACTTCAGCTAAACCAACACTTCAGACTGGTGGTGCAGCAATCATGGTATCAACACCTTCTGGTCTTGACGCAGTATTCTACAAAACATTTGACGGTGCTCGTAGAGAAGAAAACAACTTCAAAGCAGTTGAACTTTGGTGGTACAATGACCCACGATATAATAAGGACTTAGTTTGGATTAAAAACAAAGGTAAAGAAAACGAAATACGTTTACCAGATGAAAATTGGGACAATAAGAAACGTATTCAAATGGCAGAAGACCTTTGGGAAGCAAGTTCTCCGTGGTTCGAAGAACAGGTTAGGGATGCCAACGGTGACATGCGTAAGATTGCACAGGAACTTTTGTGTTCATTCTTAGGGTCTGGTGATAACTTTGTTGCAGAAGAATACCTTCTACGTATACAAGAACATGAGGTAAAAGTACCTTTACGTCAGGAATACATGGACTTAAACATGTGGATTTGGGAAGACCCACAACCTGGCGAAACCTATATCATGGGAATTGACGCTTCTCCCGGACACGGGGAAGATAGTTCAACAATAAACATTTTGAAAATCAGAGAAATTATTGAGGAAAAGATTGTTACAAAGGGTGATAAAACCAAGAAGGTTAAAATCCGTAGACATGAACTCGACCAAGTTGCCGAATACATGGGTAAAATTGTACCTCAAGTACTTTCCGAAGTAGCATATCAATATGGTAGGAAATATAACAATGCATATGCTGTTATAGACATAACGGGTGGTTATGGTGTACAGACCGTTGAAAAACTACTTGAGTTTGGATATGAGAACGTTCACTATGCCGAAGTTACGCATAAACCTTCGAGAGACAGGTTACAGGGTTACATAAAGAAAGGTCAGAAAACTATGTCAGACGGAACTGTTGTTAACGTAGACTTGATTCCGGGATTTTTTATTGGAAATACTCGTTCATCAGTATTACTTGAAATGCAAAGGGCAGTACATTTAAAGGATGTTATTATTCGCTCAATCAGATTACTCAACGAATTAAAAACCTTCGTCACAGTGCCGGGAAACCGTGTTGCTGACCATAAACGCTCATTCCACGATGATTCTATCATGGGATTGTCAATTGCCTTGTATGTTTTGAATTATGACATGGCAAGATATAAACAAAGTAAGGGCATTACTGAGAAAATGATTAATGCCATACTTACTGTGAATGACTTTCAAGAAATGGAAAAACGTATGAATAGTGGTAATACACAAACTAATAAATTTAAGAACAGACCAATGATTTCCCCAAACAGCAGTTCTCCACTAAACCCATATATGGCAAATGCTTGGTTATTTGATGGACTTAAAGATAAAAACAAAAGATAGAATGTATTTATAGATAAGTGAACTTTTGCGAAAATTCACAGTATTTATAAAAAACTATAAAAAATTATAAAATGGCAGACAATAAACAAAATAAGTTAACAGTATATCAGGCACTAAATCAGATGTTGAACTTGGATGGATTTGGCTTTCAAGAACAAACACCTGCCTTACCAACATCAATAAGTGCACCACCGCCAAGAGAAACCAAGATAATTATCAAAGGTAATTCTCCCGAAGAAATTCATCAGAAGGGTTTGGAGTTAGAGCAGAAAAGAGAACTTCAGAGTAAGTTCTTCCGTACAACCGACAGAGGTTTTCAGAAGGCATTACAGTATGAAGCTGCCAGACTACCTGCGTACATCGACTATGAGGGTATGGAATATTACCCAATCATCAGTAGTGCTTTGGACCTTTTCATGGAAGAAGCAACAACTATTGGCTTAAATGGTAAGATGTTAAACATATATTCAAACAAAGAACGTGTAAAATATCTACTTGAAGAATTCTTTTATGATATTGTTAACGTGAACGTTAACCTGCCATTTTGGACAAGAAACCTTGTTAAATACGGTGATAACTTCGTATTACTTTACGGTGAACGTAAAAAGGGTATTACTCATGTAAAACAACTTGTTAACTATGAGATTGAACGTTTCGAGAGAATACAAAACGGCAAGCCTTTGGTAAAATTCAAAGAACGTATGACAGGTGATGAATTCAACACATTTGAAATTGCCCATTTCAGACTTCTCGGTGATGACAAATATTTACCATATGGTTCATCTATACTTAATAAGGTCAGAAGAGTTTTCCGTCAGTTGGTTATGGCAGAAGACGCTATGCTTACCTATCGTATTATTCGTGCGGGTGAGAAGAAAGTTTTCAAAATTGACGTAGGCAACATTGACGAAGACGATATTGAAAATTATATCTATAAGGTAGCCACTAAGTTTAAGAAAACTGCACAGGTTGCTCCGAATGACGGTCAGATTGACTATCGTTTCAACATACTTGGTAATGACGAAGATTATTTCCTTCCTGTAAGAAATGCAAATACCCAGACAGGTATTGATACTTTGCCAGGTGCTACAAACCTTGATGCTATTCACGACATTGAATATCTTCGTGATAATCTGTTCGTTGGACTTGGTGTTCCAAAGCCTTTCTTGAGTTTTCAAGATGCTGCAGGTGCAGGTAAAAACATGGCACAATACGATATTAGATTTTCTAAAAAAGTAAATCGTATTCAGCAGGCAATTATACAGGAACTCAATAAAATGGCGATGGTCCATTTGTACCTGTTGGGTTATACTGGCGATGATTTAAAAGATTTCACATTAACCCTTACCAATCCTTCAACTCAGCAAGAATTACTTAAGTCTGAATTGATGCGTGATAAGGCACAAACATATACTGAATTAACACGTGCAGAATCGGGTATTGCTGCTATGTCACACACAACAGCTAAACGTCTGTTATTCAACATGAGTGATAGAGAAATCGTTGAAGATTTGAAACAACAGAAGATGGAAAAAGCTATCATGCAAGAACTTCAGGATGCTCCAACACTTATTAAGAAGACTGGATTATTTGCAGATATCGATAAGAGATATGGTGAACCAGAGCAAGCTGCTCTTGGTGCTCCAACGGGCGGTACTGAAGGTATGCCACCAGCAGGCGGTGCTCCGGGTGCTCCACCAGCAGGTGGTCCGGGTGAAATGCCACCAGCAGGTGGCGCAGGTGCTCCGGGCGGTCCTGCACCAATTCCAGGTTTACCAAACCAATCTCCCGCAGACCTTCCACCAATTGAAGCACAAGAAAGTGTTAAAGGTAGAAATATTTTAACCGAAGATAGTTATAATGCCAAGGTTGAAAGACTGGTCTTTGGTACTACCCAAGAACCAGAACGTAAGAAGGAAGCCAAACATAAAAAGGTCATACACGAAAATGAGATTAAAAATAATGAGTTAAACAGTCGTGCGTTGAACATGGCAAGTGAAATCGACAATCTTTTAAAAGAGGGTGAAAATTTTAACTCACAACAAAAAATCGTTGAGGTTGAAGATGTTGAAATTGACGACATTGAGAATCTTGATGTACGAAAATAATTTAAGTGCAGATAAAAATAATCATTTAGAGTAAATTAGAGTATTTATATTAAATCGACCAAAATAATTATGAAAAACGCTAACATAGGAATAGCCAATTTAGTAATTTCTAAAAAGTTAAAAGATTCGTATTTCAACAATACGTTGATAGAAGAATCTAAGAAACTAACTACCGACTTTTTCGATGTGGTTAAAAGTTCGCCTATTTTACAGTTAGAGTTTAAAGTTTTCGATAACCTTGAAAATAAAACCATTGAGAATGAGTTAATTGCCACACGTTATATCGACAATAACATTAAGTTGTTTGAAGTCTATACGATTGCAGAAATCGATGCTGAACGCAAGAAATTAAACGAATTTCTTGATAATGGCGTTGAGTTAACCTCTGAGAATGCATTGTTAAACCCAGAAAAAATTCAACTATACGAAGCGATAGATACTTTAATTACAGAATCCCTTAATGACTATGATAAGGTTGATGTTGATGCAGTTCATGAGTCTTTTGAGATTGTTCTTGGTCATGTTAAAACACCTAAGACACAAACAATAACAGAGAATATCGAAAGTGTTAGTGAAGATGTTATTGAAATAGCAATCAACAAGTTTAACGAAAAATACGACAGTCTTAACGAAAGCGATAAAAACCTATTAAAGAAACTTATAAAGTCGAATGGAAAAGAAAAACAGGAACTACTTGAAACATACAAAACAGACTGTCTGACGATTTTAGAAGGAGTAAGTAAAAATGAGGGTGACGATAAAAACAATAAAATAGCTAATGCAATTCGTAAGATAAAAGAAATGAAACATAATGCCAAAACAATTAACGATGACATTATTAGCTTGCACGAATTTAAAAAAGAGTTACTTTAAAACAGAAAAGGCATCGTAAGATGCCTTTTTTATTTATAATGATTTCAGTAAACTAATTAGTTCTGGTTGTGGTTGACAATCCGATTTATCCGGCACATAACTTACATGTGTCCAAATTCCGGGTTTCTCAGCATATGCAGCTTTTTCTGCGGTCCAAACACCCGGAACAGCATCTTTTCCCCACATATCTACTCCGGAATAAATATCGTTCACGTATCCTAATTTAATGTCTGGATTTCCTAATTTAATTGCAGCTATAAGTGTTCTTAATGCACTAATTTGGTCTGGTGTATATTTCTCAAAGCCATAAAAGCCATGATAACCTTTAGGATAATCCGGAGAATTATATGTTATTACTTTTGCCACAGGTACTGGTTTAGCTTCGGTATTAGCAACAGTGCTACTACCATTTATTGGTGGATACCAATTTTCACCAGAGTTGACTAAACCGCCCCAACTATCTATTTCAATACCAATTGACTGGCTGTTGAGTAGTTCATTACCAATGCCAGACGTTCCATATTCAAGTAATAATTTTTCTGTTATGCCTAAGTGAGATGCCCAATAATTTGTTGAAAATAATTGAAGTATTGTACCGTCTCTTGTAACGATAAAGGATACTGAAACTTTATCACCAGTTTTTTGTACCTGTTGTTCCCACCATAAAATATCATTGCCCGACCCTTCGCCACTTGCTGTGTGATGAAGTACAAGTTGTAATTTCTTAGTCTTCTCTCTATGATAATCGCTTTGTGGAAAATAAATAAATTTATATTTTGGATATTCTGACAATGCTTCTACTGTCAAATCTCTGTCTGCTTTATTTTCGGTAAAATCTCCCTGTAAATTAAATTCTGCGGATTCATCTACGTTTGCATCGTATGGACTCCAATTGTTTGGAACTAACTTTAAATTTTTATTGTCGTTTTCACCCATTTTAATGTCATATCCAAAATAATGTCCACGTATTTTATATCCCGGTTCAAGAGCATTATCTTTATCACCAAGAACACCGAAAATTCTCAGTACATAATTAAGTCCTTCTGTTTTATAATCGGGGTTAGCCTTATGACTATTATCACAGAATGTTATTGATTTAGAATATGTGTGCCTCATGAACAAACCTCTACTGTAGCAAAATAATGCGGTACTTGCCAACGAATTACTTTTATCGGCAATGTTTTTCATGTATCTTGCTTGTGCCTTTATCATAATTTCGGGATTGTTTATTATGTTCTGATGCAAGATTGGGTGATTCGCATAGGGAATCTGATATGCTTTGGTTGTAACATCATAAGAATCTTTACTATATGGATTCGTAAGACCATTTATTATTTCCGCAATTTCACCCGGCAACATTGTTATTGAATTTCCACGATTTTCAACAATAATATCGAAAGTAGTGAGCATGACAAACTGGTTTACACCAGATGCATTACTTTGACCACCCGGAAAGTCCCACATTTTATACTTAGATTCTATATATGCTTGAGCTGCAAGTACGTTTGCATCCATCTGATACATTTCACCATACTTATTAAACCAAGCGATTAATGCTTTTGACAACGGTTCACCTGCCGTTACTTGAGCACCGCCATACATGATATTGCATGTCCATGTCCATACTTTATCCAAAGGTGGACTTGTATAGGGCATAGGATATTTATTTTTACCCGAAAGTAAAGAATTACCACCTATCTTACAAACTTCTGTAATAAATGCTTCACCGTCTGTCGTTATTTTTGTAAATGCCATATTATTGAATTTTAAAACTATACATTGAATTATATTGTGACTGTGTTGGATTACCTGCAGTACCAACGCCAATAGTTACTTCTTCTGCAGAAGATGCAGCGGGATTAGTCAAATCAGAGTTTCCACCGTCAAATCCAACAATTGCTGATGACTGTAATGTTCTTGGAACTGGGTATTTTAATATTTTTGTACCGCTAAAAGTAGTTGTCATTTTGTTTGGCTCAACATTATGTTCAACACTCAATAGAATATATGCTCCATTATAAAGCGGTATATTTTCCAATTGGAAATATTGTGTTGGTTGCAACATCATATTACCCAAACCGATTACTGTTGCTTTATACGACCTGTTCTCATATAAGTTATATAAGTTCTGTCCCTTTGGCGGTGGTGCATGTAGTTTGTTGTCACCAGCCAATCTCGACAATATCTGAATACTTTCATTGGTTTCCGGATGTTCCTTTGAGTCGATTTTTATGTCTTTAAACATAGACTGATTTTGCTCACCAAATCTAACTCTGAATGCACGAACTTCCCTATATTTAAAATTTTTGTTTTTTCTATTGTTTTCTTCCTGTGCATCATCAGTAGGAACTAAGTCACAACCTTCTTGTGGCGTTGAAAAGTCTTTTACGCCTGGAACGCTAATGTCAACAATGCCATCGTCAACATATTGACCCATTGCGCCAATGCCCGTAGGATAACTCGATGAACCACCAATATACATACATACGAATGCAGGTGATGGTGTTATTGTTATATCTGTGGTTATCATAAAAGAATTTTTCCACTCATCATTCTGAAAACTCATAAAATTCTGTAGCGGGAAAAACTCAAAGCCATTCGCAGACAATAATTGTGATATAACACTAAACACTGATACGTTGGGGTCGTTCATCAACTCAATTAATATCTCAGGGTTTATAATTGTGTTTCCAATTGGATTCATTGCTCTGTCCACGAACACAAACGAGTCAATCAGACGAGGTGCTTTTGCCGTATTAAACGGATATCCTTGAGAAATATTCATTTCTGCAGGGTTTGTGAGCCACTTATCGTTTATATTTTTTAGTGAATAATATGTTTGATTGATAATGTCATCATCACCACTTAATTTTTTATTTTCCTCTTCTTTGTTGGCAATTTTAGTTTGTTGTGTTTGAATATCAGTTGCCAATTGTTGAAATAATCCCTTGAAGAAATTGTCGTTAGTGTTCTTTTTATCTGTAGCATTTGTTGTTGCGAGAGATTGATAACCAACATCATATGTTAGATTTCTTGAGAAAGTTATCTGACTGAAATTAACCATATTACTTTTAGCAGAGGTTGTTGAATTAACAATTAATGGTTGTAATATTGTCTTAAAGAAAGTACCATCGCTTGCATTTAACCCTTTCAGATATGCTTCTCTTTTTAATTGAATTATTTTTCCTTTCTTATCCGCAGGAATGTCAATAACCGCTTGTTGTGCTTTATCATACAACATTTTCAATTGTTGTATTATTCTTGCAAAAGGTGTACTTATTCTTGCAAAAGGTGTACTTATTTCGCCATTATTTCCAAAGAAGAAGCTAAACTGTACCTTAAATTCTGCTTTGTCTTTTTCAGATAATAAATTTTTCGTATCAGTAATATCCGCAAATATAAATGCTGCAGAACTATCAAGATTTTTACCAGAGCCACTTACAAAGAAGTCATAAATTTCTTGTTGATATGGTGCTTCTATGTCGCATAATGCGCCAACATAATATGGCATATATGATGGAATTTCCACCACAGCAGGAGTATTAAAGACATATTTATTTAAACCGTGTGGATATATATTAAATGGACTCAGAGTATATCCGAAGTTAGATGCCAGCATTAATGCACTTAGTCTTGGTTTAAAGTCTGGATTTACAGTATCGCCAAATCCGTCTATGATTGTGCTATAAATTTCAGTATCATATCGAGATAGTTGGTCAACCCACACATCAACAATCTCACCAAAAGCATTTAATTTTTCTGAACCAATTTCAATGGGTGCTTGAATTTTATTATCGTTGAAAGCTGCATTACCTTGTGCTTTTAACATGTCAACAACCTCAATTCTATTGTAGATTTTTCCAATGTTTGTTCCTAAATCACCGACATTACGAAGTATTAGCTGATACTGTTTATAGTCATCTTTGACTTTAGCAACATACGCATCAACTGTCTTCGCAATAAAACGTGATTTAGTACTAATACCACCATAATTGTCACTACCGTCAACACTACCGTCCTTAATATAAAACACATTTTCTTCTGTAAACTTATAAAAACTCTGTAAAGGATTACCGAAATTTTTAAATTTTTCCCACCACCCCAAATTTATACTTTTCTGGTAATTAGATATTGGATTATTGCCACCACCCGTGTTATCCTGTGTTACCACACTATCATTATACATGGCGAAACCCTTATATTGTGAATTTTTCTTATCCACATAAACTAAGTCACCATTTGATATTCTCAGACTTGGTTTTTCTGTCGGAGTAAATGAATATATGTCTTTAGTGTTACCACTCAGGTAATCATAAAATCCTTGAATTCTACCCTTAGTACCATATTCTTGGGCTGCATTAGATAGTAGAGCAGCATAGTCTTTGTTTGTTATTGACGAAGCCAAGTTGATTGATTCTGATTGGCTGAACATTTTAAGTAGCTGAGTTTGACCTTGTTTAATGTTATAAAAATCATAAGGAAACGAACTCTGACTTAAAATATAGAATCTGTTTACCAAAATTCTAAATACCTGTGCCAAACGTGGGTCTGTTGACAAGTTAATTGGTTGTGGACCTGCACCACCACCTGAAGTATCTACGCCATAATACGGTGTGTCCAAATTAATTGTTGCAAGTTTAGAATCGACAGGAGATATAGGAATCCACTTATATGTACCGTCAGCGTTTTGTTCTGCCTTCATGTTAAGAAGTTCTGTGATTATTTGCTGTTTGATAAATGTTTCGATAAAATTTCTCACAAGTACTAATTCGGGAAATTCGTTTGGATATAATGCCTTGTTTAAATCTGTTGGTGCAGTTCTTGATTGTTTCATGCTGTTACAAACAGGTTCGTCTTTAATTACAAGAGGAAACGCAAATATTTGTTTTGAAACACCCTTACCAGTATCTGAATATCCAGCACCATTGACAATCTTATCGAAATATGTTTTATGGTGTCTTTCTGCTGCATCTGATGTAGTCCTTAATTCTTTAAAGAAAGTATCGACATCATTCAAGATTAACTGAAAGATATTATATATGGTAGGCTTCATGCCAAGACTTTCAATAACCATGTTATTGATTTTCTCGTTCATGACCGACATTGCCTCAACCTTTTGTTTTCCTAAATCAGTTCTTTGCTTATATAGCTTAACATAAAAACTCGTCACATCCAAACCCGAATATAAATTAGTTATTGTTGGGTCGGTAGGTGCTATGTTTTGATTACTTGTGAAACCGTTTGAATTTGGCGTTGGTATGTCATTTTCATTGATGACTTTACCTAATGTCTGATTGGTTCTGTTTATGAGTTCGTCCTGTCTGTATTTAGACAATGCATTGTTTGCCGTTGTTCTTCTGAAGTTTGTATCGGCATTTGGATTTCCCGGCAATTCTTCATTTGGAATTGTCATGGCATTACTAATCAGATAAACAATATACAATCTCTGAAATATGTTATCTGCAGTACCATCGTTTGGAAGTGCCTTAAGATAACCATCATATTCGCTGAGACTATTCAATACAGTTAATTCTTGACCACCATCGGTGGCATACGACATGTTTCTGACAAGTAAAACGGGTTTGCCGATTTTCATTAATCCCGGATTTACTGCATATCCGTTTAATATTCCCAAAGCTGCGTCAATCGCATTTAATTGTGACAGAATGTTGTTGTAAACCTGTGTATCTACATCAGTATTTTTCTTTTCATTGAATTGTGTATAAAGATTTTTCAACTTAAGTATAAGTTCATACGTATTTTTTGGTTTAACCTCTGCACTTGGAGTTATTGAAACTGAGCCACTGCTGATTAGCGGAAAGTTTATCACGTATCTAAACAATACGTCAGTTAATGGCGCATATGTCAATGCAACAAACTGAGCACTTATAACGTAGTTGCCTGTTTCTGACTTGAATTCTGAGGTATATTTAACAAGGTGCAACTTATATAATAAAGGCATACCATAATATCCTTTGAGTTTTAATTCAAAGATTGGCGGTGGAAAATCGAACAATATTCTATATGGTGAATTGGTTTGGTTGAAGAATGCCAAGCCTCTTAAGTCAATAAATTCAATGTTTACCTGCGGAATATATGATGAGTTGATTACTACCTTAATACTGCTAATACCAAAACCCTCAAACTGTGTTTTATTTCCAGTACTGCCATCATACCAGTTTGTGGTAAATTTTAAATAGTTTGGGTTGGCATCAGTTGAGTCTTGATTATTGCCTATGAAGTTTACAATAAAATCATTGCCTGCCATGCCATTATCTTGAATTGTTGTTGTTCCTTTTGCAGATGTTTCCAACACAGTTCTCATTTTCCTTTTAGCCGTCAACTCCGCAAAGATGTACATATTTTGGTATTGCGGTATGCTATTTATCATGTTCGGATTGACGTTAACCATGTTAGGGTCAATCAATAAAACATTGCCGTGTGATGTTACTAAGTTATTTGAGTTTGTTACTGCCATTATTCTGATTTTACTATAAATACAGAAATTGAAAAAATATAAAGATAATAAAATCTTATCAGAGTTTCAAGACTATTTATTATAAAACAAAAACTATGATTTTAATGCAAATAGCCGGAACAGATGCCACACTTTTGCATCAATATATTATAATTGCGATGATTGGTGTTTCAGTCGTCACATACACGATATCCATCATCATTGCAATGAGGTCACTAAAAAAGAAAACTGCTGAAATGAAACTCATGCAACAGCAACATACTGCAAAAGTTGATGCAATCAGAAAGGACCATTCGGATACACTCGAAAGAATCAGAGTGGAAATGCTTAAAAAAGAGGAAGAAAGAGGTCGTCAGTGGATGGAAAGTGAAAAAGAAACCCTACATGTATTAAATGGTGTATCTATGTTATTGGATTTAAACGAAAAAATTGGAAGAGTTGAGAGTGAAAAAATCTTATTGAAGTTAGACGAAATTCGTGAAAAGGTTGAAAAAATAACTCCAGAATCATAATTCAATCCAATGACCAAATTAGAAAAACTAAAAGAGGTTAACGCAACTCTTAAAAAAATTTTAATCGAGACAGAGACTCGCATTTTTATTGAAAATATTAATGTTGAGGATGTTAAAACGGTAAAAGAACCTCAACAAAAGGTTAGTGTTGAGTTAAATTAATATTGCAAACTATTTATAGTAAAGAATTTGTTATGCTAAAGAAACAATTAAGCAGGATACTGGAAGCTGGTGATGTGGGTTTTGGAATTTTAATCGAGCACGATGCTGGTTATTTAGACTCTGATTTAAATCCCAAATACGTTAACGAAGCATTTGTGCTTAAGCCAAATGAGCCAGTTTTAATAAACTGTATTTTACAGAAGTGGGGTGTTAAAAATAAGAACGGTAGGATTTATCCTAAAGAGGTTCTTCTACCACAAGTTATGGAGTATCAAAAGTTAGTTGATACTAATAGTGCGGTTTCCGAAGCCGACCACCCAGACTGCGTAAATGCTTCTGAATCAATGATTTGTACTAAAAATGGTTGGAAATGGTTCAAGGACATTTCAGAAGATGAAGAAATATTAACATTAAATACCGAAACAAATCAAATTGAAATTCAAAAAATTGATAAAAAAATCTATTTGGATTATAAGGGTAAGATGTATAAATTTTTTGGTCAAAATATTGATTTAACTGTGACTGGTAATCACAGATTTTTACTTGAAAACTCGAAAGGTGATAGAAATTATTTTTTTGCTGAAGATATTTTTAATAATAAAAACAATATTTTCTCATCAGGTAAATATAAATTATTAAAAACAGGTGAATGGGTTGGTCAATATAATGAATATTTCACATTAAATGGCGTTGACACAAATATTCTTAGTTTTAATACAAAACATGATTTAATTGAAAAATATACACGACCAATCAATATTAAGTCTGAGGATTGGTTTGCATTTATAGGTATTTATTTGGCTGAAGGGCATTGTGGCGGTACAAAGTCCAATCAATATAAATTGAAAGGATATGATGTTGTTATAACACAAAAAAATACGGAAAAAAAGAAAATTATTGTAGAATTATTAAATAAATTACCTTTTAAATATTGGGTTGATGAACATGATAATGGAAAATGTCAATATCATATAGCAGACGCAAGATTATATAATTATTTATATCCATTAGGATATTCATATAATAAATATATTCCTGTTGAATTAAAACAGGCATCATCAAATTTATTGAAAATATTTTTTGATTGGTTTCAAATTGGCGATGGTAAATCGGTTAAGTCAAAGCATAAAAATTGGTCGAATAAAGAATCGGTTTTTTCAATATCAAAACAATTAATTAATGATTTACACGAAGTGCTGATTAAAATTGGTGGAAACGGTAATATTACTACATATCAACCTAAAGACAGATATTTAATAGATTGTGTAATAATAAAAAAAGAGATTGTTTTATCCGATGGAACAATTGAACATATGAACGAAGATGTTAATGAAAGAAGGTTGATTAAAGAAGAAAACTCTCATTTACAATATAATTTAAATATATCAAAAAGAAAAAACATTTATTTAGATAAAAGATGTATTAGTGTTAATGAGATTGATTTTGATGGTGACATTGCTTGCGTTAGAGTTAAAAATGGCAACTTTTTAGTTAAAGTAAACGGCAAATCACATTGGACAGGTAATTCAAGCATAATATCACTTCAGAATATCTCACACATGATTACAAAAATGTGGTGGGGTAAAGGTCAGCAAGAAAATGTTTTATTCGGAGAATTAAAAATAATTGTATCACCCGGCTTTATTAAGTATGGTGTGGTTTCAGTTGTTGGCGATAAGGTAATTCTCTACTTACAAAATAAAATCAGATTAGGTATTTCCAGCCGTGGTGTCGGAACGCTTAAGGAATTACATGGTGAGAACCTTGTACAAAATGACTTCGAATTAATTGGTTTTGACTTAGTTGCAACACCAAGTACTCCCGGAGCATTTCTATTCCCTGGCAAAAATGGCGAACTTAGCTTTGGAGAAACCTACGTAAATAAAAATGGTATTTATCTTAAAGAAGGTGACGATAAGATAATTACGGCAATAGACAAATTTTTATTATAAATATTTGGGCGCATAATATAGTATAATTTTTCTGATAAGCAAGAAAATTAAAGGCGAAATCATTAAAAATAATACTTTTTGATAAAAATTACGTATTTATATAAAAATTATAGTATTAGTCACGACAATAAAGATATGGCAAACGAAAGCAAATCTATTCTCAAAGAAGCCTTAGTGGATTATAACTCAATCCAAGAAGCTGCAGATGCTAATGCTAAAAAAAGATTGGCAGAAGAATTCCCAAAGGAATTTAACAACTTATTAAAAGAAGAAATAACTAAAAATAAAAAGTCAGTAAAAGAGTCCTATAAAATATTGGATAATGACAAAGAATCTGAGGAATCAGATGAAACTGAATCAAACAAAGAATCTGATATGAAGAATCAAGAAAAAGAGACCAAAAAGGTCGTAAAAGAAGAAGCTGGTAGCAGCAAGCCTTTCGGTGAAAAACCAAAAGGAATTCAGAAAGTAGCAGAAGATGTAAAAATCACTGATACTGTTGGTAAGGGTGAACCTTTCAAAGAAAAAGCGAAAGCTAAAGGAAAGGACATGCTTGAAGAAGAACGTGAAAAAGATTTCGTAGCTGATGTGGAAGCTAAAACTCCAAATCAGGGTAAAGGTGAACTCGAAAAGGGTGTTGCTTTTAAAGAAAAAATCAAAGGACCAACTTCAGGTAAACCAATGCCAAATTTAACAGAAGAATTCGACATAACAGAACTTGATACACAGAGTGTGGACAATGCTTTGGGTAATGCAGGTGGAAACGATGACGTTCTCACAATGGAACAAATCGAGGAAGAAATTTCTCAGATGCAGGGACTTGGTGAGGAATTAAACGGAGTACAAGCTGCAACAACTACAGGCAGTCCGGTGGACCAACTTGTAAAAATGAGAGAACAACTTGATGAAATGATTAATAATCTCGGTGGTCTTGGAGAGCAGAAAAACAACGGTGGACAAGGTGCAAACCAAGTCAACGCTGGTGGACCTACTCACCCAATGATTGACGAATTAGGCGAACAAAAAAACAACGGTGGACAAGGTGCAAACCGCATTCATCCGGGTGGACCTACTCAGCCAATGATTGACGAAGAGCCAACTATTACCGACCAAGACGTACAAGACGTATTGGGTTCAGCAGGTTCAGAAGCACCAGTTGATGAAACTATGCAAATTTCTTATTCTGCAGGTACAATCACACCCGGTAAATTAGGTGACCACGAAGGAACTCACGGAAGATTCCGTCAACAGGATGAATCAGCTAAGAAATTAGGTGGTTTAATCAAAGAGAACAAAATTCTCACTAAAAAGTTGAATGAAACTAAGGAGTACAAACAGAGTGTTACCAAATTACTTGAAAATTACAAAATTGCACTTGACAAGTATCGCAATCAATTGAAAGAAATGGCAGTATTCAACACCAACTTGGCTCACGTCAACAATCTGTTGGTTAACGAAGAACTCGCCTTGACACAAGATGATAAAATAAAGATTATCAACGAATTTAAAAAGGTTGATAGTATCGCTTCATCACAGAAGGTGTACAAAAACTTCCTTACAGAAATGAAGGAAGGTAAGAAAACTCTAACTGAGAGCGTAGAAGCAAAGGCAAGTGTCTCTATACAGCCTTCTTCTAAGCAACAACTTGATGAGGTAACCGCTTACAAAGACGACAAACACATCAATAAAATGAAAAAACTGATTGAGTATGTCGAAAGAAGAGACAAAAAAATAATTCAATAACATAAAAAAAATCATACAAAATGGGATTTTTATTAGAAAGTGCGGAAGTTGGCAACATTGGTTTGAAACAACTCCGTGAACAAAGAGAAATAACAACGAATCGTTGGGAAAAAATCGGACTTCTTGAAGGTCTTGAAGGTAACGTAAAAGAGAACTGCGCACAGCTTTTCGAAAACCAGTTATCACACATGATTAACGAGTCAACTGAATCATATAACAGTGGTCAGTTTGAAACCGTTGCATTCCCGGTTATCCGTAGAGTGTTCGCTAAACTTTTAGCAAACGACATCGTGTCTGTACAAGCACTTAACTTACCTATCGGTAAATTGTACTACATCAACCCTAAAGCATCTGAGAGAGTTCAAGTTAACGCAGCTCAGTTCGCTAACACTTCACCTGATGGTGCATATGCTAACGCAGCAACCACAGTATTATCAGCAAGAACTCAGTTCGAAAGCCGTTCATTATACGATGCTTTCTATGCAACTGAATACGCTGAAGAAGGTGCATCATTATTTGACAGAAGCAAAGGTGAAATCACCGTTGTAACTGGTGCTACTTCACTTCCATTCCCTTACGCACCTGGAACAAAATATCTTACAGTAGTAGTTGGTGGTTTCAGTACAACCTTCGAAGGTAAGTTAGTTGGACCTACGGGCGTTCCAATGGACACTGAATCTTTCTTAGCTGGTTTGAAAATCAAATCAAGTGCTAACTTTACTGCTCCTGCTCCTTTCGTAAGTGAAAGTCTTCTTGCAGGTACATCTATTCCTTTCAACGTAAAAGTTCAGAAATACGGACAGGCAATGGTTGACAAACTTGGTAACATGACCTTACTTGTTGACTTAACCTACGCTGGAACTGATGGTTACCAGGCATTAAGCGCATCAACAGGCACACCTGCTTTCTCATTCGAATACAGAGTTTACTCTGATATGGAAGAAGATAGCCGTATGGCTGAAGTAACTTTCCAACTTGACCAGGTAACTGTATCAGTTGAGACAAGAAAAATGCGTGCACAGTGGACTCCAGAACTTGCACAGGACGTTAGTGCTTTCCAAAACATTGACGCTGAAGCTGAATTAACAGCATTGCTTTCTGAGCAAATGGCTGCTGAAATTGACCGTGAAATCCTTCGTGATTTGAGACGTGGTGCTGCTTGGACATCAAGATGGGACTACAACGGTATCCGTAGACAGACAACTGCTTACATGGGTACACAGAAGGACTGGAACCAGACTTTGGTTACGAAAATTAACCAGATTTCTGCACAGATTCACAAAGCAACCCTTCGTGGTGGCGCATCATGGATTGTAGTATCTCCTGAGGTATCTGCAGTATTCGATGACCTTGAATATTTCCATGTATCTAACGCTTCTCCAGAACAGGACAAGTACAACATGGGTATTGAGAAAATCGGTACACTTAGCGGACGTTATCTTGTATATCGTGACCCTTATTCACCTGCTAACACAGTGCTTATCGGACATAAAGGAACAAGTATCTTGGAAACAGGTTACATCTACGCTCCTTACGTACCAATGCAGTTAACCCCTGTAATGTATAACCCATTTGATTTCACACCAATCCGTGGTATCATGACTCGTTATGCAAAGAAAATGGTACTTAACCGTTACTACGGTAGAATCTACTGCGATGGTTTAACAACCTTCGGAATCGGTGACTTAAGGTAATCTTAAAACAACCAATATAGAAAAGGGTGTCAATTGACACCCTTTTTCTTTTTATAAAAGTATTTATAGTCGTAATGTTTATATAATGAAAAAAATTTTAATTATTGCCGTACTATTGTTTGGATTTATTGCATTAAATGCACAAGATTATGTCAAAAAAAGTAAGGTAGAAGATTTAGGAACTTGGGATAGAGAAACATCACAAGCAAATAAAATAAGTATTTCATCATATGTTACAAAACAACTGAATGTAATGTCTATAAATCAGACTACTATTCAGAAACAGGTTAATGTCTTACCCAAATACAGATATGAATTGGTGTTACAAAGCAATTCAAAGTACAATGGTCAAGCGGTTAAAACTTGGATAAGCGGTGCAAAAATATTTATAGATAGTTTGGAAATTACACGTGAACAATCACCAAACGGATTTGCAGTAATAATTGGAACAACGCCAACAGTAGTATACAGATATGATAGTGACTTGGATACAATTAATATTAAAATCACTTGGAAAAGTTCTCTGTATTACAGAGATAAATAAGTGGTTAAAAAATAAATTAGGAAATAAGAAATTTAAACTGATGGGACTCAATCAAATTAGCGGAAGTACGCAAATTGTTTTTACTGTAAAAAGTTTTTTTGCGTTAATATTTGCATTATTGGGGTTATTCTATGGGTTCTATCAACTTGTTGTAGTACCTAAAGTTAATGCCACAGAATCACACTATAGTGAAATGTTTAAAGCACAAAATGACCAAAATGCGGCAACTTCACAAGAACTCATTAAAATCAATACATCCATTGGTACATTAAACGGTACTGTCGAAGCACTTGTTAGAGAAAGAGCAACTACTCCACCTGTAAATAATAGTGGTGGTCAGTTTAGTAGCAGTAATAATAGGAACGGTGGTACTTCATTAAATACCAACATAAATGGTCAAAACACTGCATCAAATGCAGGTGGACACTAAACGTTATCTCTTCCCCTGTCTTCTACGGGACTTCCATAAATGGAATTGTCGGTAACTACTATAGTACCTGCCAATTCTCCGTTTCGTATTTCCACATTTTTAATCAAGGCGAAACTTTTATTAAGGTCATCATAGACTTTAAGTCTGTCATTCATCTGATTATACACCTTAATTATTTTTGCCTGTATACCTTCCAACGTAATGTCCATTGGATAAGTGTCTGTGCTAAAGTCAACCCAATTGTTTTTAATCGAGTACTGACCTTTGAAAATTATTAATTCTCCCTGTGGGTCGAAGGTAACCAAAATCCTTTGCTTTGATTGTCCCTCAATTTTTACTTGCCATTCCATTTCATGTAACATACTAATTCTTCTTTTGTTCGCTGTATAAATTTTTTGGTAATCCTGTGTTACCTGCAATTTTTTTCCATGTTGCAGCTTTTAATTTCATTGTTGCCTTACCAGTTTCTTTGTCATATTCAATGACTTTACCTACGACATCTTCACCGTCTTTGACGGCTGTGCCAATTACGTCATCACAACCTTTTGGTAAGTTGACTGTGATTTTGACGTGTTTTCTATTCATCAGACCATTCATTGTCATATATAAGTTCGGTTTTTGCTCTTGTTATTGCCACATACTCCAAATTTGTCTCTTGAATCTGTTGCCAACCCTTTACGGCTTTCATTGGTAATAGGTCCGGACGTACTATAAATACTCGGTTCGCCTCTAATCCTTTAGCTTTATGCACAGTGCTAAGACAAATACCCTGTATTTTGTCGGTAAATATGGTTTCAATCTTTGATTTTAAGTCGGGAATATCTGTTGAAAGTTTGGCAAGAAATACTAATGTCAAAACCTTGTCGGCAAGTGCAACAAACCCTGAGTGTTCTTCGGGATTCAGCACACCTTTGCTTTTCAAGTCGGCTTTAAAATTATCAAGTTCCTGTTCCCAGAAAGTTTTTAATTCGCTAAGTGTTTTAATTGTGCCGATTAACTCCTTAAGATGTACACCAATATCAGAACCTTTAACAATTGCTTTTTTGTGTTGAACCAAGAACTCAAAGAATAATTTAACTAACGGCATTGTGGTCCTGCAGAGTACAAAGTCACCGCTTTCTGCTTCTTCAAGCACATGTCCTTCCCGGACAATACCATCGGGTGCTTCGGGAAGTGCCTTAATTTCCGGAACAAGTCGGTTTGCTTCGGTAATAATATTCTTAGCACAACGGAAGGAATATGAAAGTGGTAGAGTTTTGGTGTTCGGAAACTTTTCGAACCATTCGAAAGACTTCTCATCGGCTGCATTAAAACCATAGATACCTTGATAAAAGTCACCAACACAAATTAACCTACCCAAAAGTTTGCCTGTTTTTCTGTCACGTTTTAAGACTTTCTCAATCATACGAATCTGACAACGATTAACGTCTTGGATTTCGTCTACAAATACGTAATCCTGCGGGAACATCCAGATACCATTATCTATTGCAGGTAAGTAAACCATGTCCGTAAAATCAAAGGTTTCCCTATTGGTTGACATTTCATCGAGTACTTTCAATACCCTCTTGATATCTTGAGGTTTGCTCAGATTATTTATTTCGTATCGGTCAGCTATATACGGAATGTATTCCGGCTTAACTGTTAAAGTAAGTCTGCAGAGGTTCGCAAGTTTTTTAATTGAGTTAAGATAATAGTCAAGTTTTTCCTGGCTTTTAAACTCATCTTCCAATCCCCAATTTTTCGATTTTTTCAATATGATTTTATCTGCCTTGAACTCATCGAAAGTTATTTTGTCACCATACTTCCTCTTAATTGCGGAAGTTCCCAAACCATAGGTAGTATAGCATCTTACATGCTCCGGCAACTTTGTTTTCAGTTCCTCTTGGATATGCTTGTTGAAAGCCAAGAAGGTAATAGACTTATCGGGTGGCAGTAATTTAACTGCTTCGACAACGGTTGAAGTTTTACCACAACCAGCAAATGCCTTAATTAATACGTTCTCAGGACGTTTCTTTATGAAAAGAAATATCCTTTCCTGTTCATCGGTAGGTTTAAAACTCATCCTCTGATTACAAATTTAGTTATTGACTCATCGTCATTTGGACTTTTTTGCGCAAAGTCTACACTTTGAATATAATATTGTAAACCAGTAAGACAAAGTATTTTCTCCAATTCTTCGAAAGATATTCTTTCGGGAGTATCGGCAATTAATGCTTTAATAAACCTATTTCTGATTTTCATACCATATTCATGGTCAGGAATTCCGACTTCGACTTCAATTGAAAACTTTAATGTTTGTATCATATTTCTGTCCAATTTTCGTTTGTTGTACCACCATTTAATTCGTATATCGCACCACCTTCAAGAACAAAGACTTTCAGTCCTTCTTTTCTTAAATATAGTCTGTTATTGTATACAATTCCCACGTCAGGTATTGCGTCACGCTCTGCAATTGTCTGAACTGACATATCCCAATCCATACCAATGAGTTTGTTTGCCTCACCTGCCGCAATCATGTTGTGGTATACAATTCTCGCCATTTCATCACCGATTTGTCCGAGCAATGGAATTGTGACATCCATCATGTTCATTGTATTTTGGTCGTATGGTGGTGCAATCATGTGCCCACGAGTGACTTGCAAGAAATATCTTGCCATTTCAATCCAGAAAAATTTGTCTTCTGGTCTATGCTCATAATCTTTAGGTAAATCAATACAAGGTCTACCCTCATCATTTAATTTAATTTCGTACTCAATTGTAGGCATAATAGTTCTATTAAAGTATTTATGTGAAACAGACCACAAATATATGTAATTATGGGATTAATAACAACAGTTGATAGAAATAATTTATTTCTTAAGATAAAACACGAAATGGGTCACCCAAAAAGACCATTTGAACTTGATGACGAACAGATGATTTCGTTTCTTGAAATGGTCGTTGAGGACTATTCCGCACTTGTAAATGGCTGGTTAATTCAACAGCAGTGGATTTCATTGGAAGGTATGGATAAAGAGACAGGCGACTTTCTCTCAGCATATACCAATAAATCAAACCATTACATGGAGAGTTTTACCTATGCCTATTCTAAACAAGTAGGTTTGGGTACTAATGCTCCTGCAGCAGAAGGATGGGAACTAAAACGTGATTTTATTGTAACTTCGGGACATACTCAGCACTATATCATACCTGCGGGTAGAGAAGTTAATGAAGTGCTTTGGGAAACACCACCAGAAATTGACGGTGGACTTGCTGACCCATTCGCAATGAATGCTTGGTCACCCGGCATGGTTGGATGGTCATATTTAGGTCGTCCTGCATCATATGTACAACCGACCTTTTCAACATTACTTGCTGCACAGGACCGTAGAATGAAGCAAAGAGTTTTACAGTCAATATTAACCTATCGTATTACAGGTTTGGCATCAGGCGAAAAGATTTTGCATTTATACCCAGTTCCCGGTGACCGTCATGAAATTGCTGGTCAGTGGGGAACACACTATGCAGGTAGGAAAGTTTGGTATTGGTATTACGATACGAATCCTGCCGACAGAGATAAATGTTTGGAGGAAAATAACGATGTTATTAAATTACCTTCAGACCCACCTGCCAAAATACTTGAGTGGTCAAAGATGAATGACGTTGCACATCAGCAAATAAGAAATCTATTGTTGGCTAAAGTGAAAATTGTTATCGGTGGTATGAGAGGTTTCTACAGTGGTGAACTTGGTGTAACTGACAAGCAGTTAACTATGGACTACAGACATTTACTTGACGAAGGTAAAGAACTAAAAGAAGCAACAGAAAAAATTATAATGGAACAATTGGCATACTTAAGCCAGGAAAACATGACTAAGATTCGTGCAGATATTGCAGAGAATGTCAACAGAGAACGTGGATATCAACCACCAATGTTCCCAATTATAGCTATTTAACCAATGAAAAAGAAAAAGCAATTACTTGACCTTGAGAATGACAGATATGGGATGTTTATGACCCAGAATTCTTTTGATTTGGATATAATGTACGGTAGAAATTATCTGAAAGCAGATAACCCACAATTTATTATACTTCACAGAGTTAACATTAATCAGACACAGGTTCATGCCTTATATGGTCAAGCAAAAACCAAAGATAAGAAATTCTTGGCACCAGTTAAAATATCTGTTATGGTTGATGTTGAAGACGGCAAGCAGGATTATTATGGTGCAGGTCAAGGTGGCATTACAAGGGATGATACGGGAAATCTACGCTTTGGTGTTTATTTGAAAGAACTGGAAGAACTACAAGTAGAAATCAACCGTGGCGATTTCATCGAATACAACATGAGTGGCGAAAAACGCAGATTTTATGAAGTTGAAACTGCCAATAATGTTACCGATGAAACTAAAAAAACAATCGGTGGGTTTAAAACATACTGGAAATTGGTAACTGGAGTCCCTGTAAAAGAGGACGTTGTACCTTTTCTCAATGAAACTAAAGGCGATTTTAAGTAAATCCAGATATTTCAAAGTATTTATATAAAATAACTTAAACTAAATATAGAAAAAATTATGGCACTTATAGTTACTACTTCCGCAATAAGTTCGATAACCACAGCAACCGCAACTGGTGGTGGTACAGTCACTTCAACAGTCACAGGTGTGACTCTTACAGCAAAGGGTGTAGTATGGAATACTTCACCGAACCCAACCATAGCAAACAGTAAAACAACCAATGGTACTTCTTTAGCACCTTTTGTAAGTTCATTAACTGGATTGCTTGCAAATAACACATATTATGTCAGAGCATATGCAACCACAGGTGGTGTAACCACATATGGTAATCAAGTTAGCTTTACCGCAGGTTTGGCAGTAGATTTGTCAACCGAAGATTACGATTTATGGGCAAAAATCGGTTATATACCTGGCGTTACACCTACAGATGAAAGTATAGCAAGACAATTGGCATACTTGGCTGCAGAAGCAGTTATTCATGAACAACCCTAATTATATCTCGATTTTAGGGAAATTTTGAGTATTTATATGTAAATAATATTATTTAAAAACTAAAACGAAATGACAGCAACATCACCTTTAACACAAAATACCTACAGACTATGGGCAAGAATTGGCGCAGGTTTAGCAGGTAGTGGTTTTAACAGTACTCCAGGTGTGACTTTAGTAACTAATAGTGACGCAAGCGTTGTAGCACAACTTGCAGCATTAGATGCATTATCAATTCTCATGGAGAAATGGTAAGTCTTTAAAAACCGGAAATAAAAAAGAGGACTATTTGTCCTCTTTTTTTATTGTAAAATACTTTGTTTTAATCTTTTCGAGTTCTTCACAGAGTCTCTTATGTTCTGCTTTAGTTTGAACACCTAAGTCGTCACCGTATTGCTCAAATATATCTATGACGAAGACAATAAACTCTTTTTCCTTATCAGAAATGTACTGACTCTTTCTCGCAAAGAAATAAAGTGCACCTGCAAGTAGTAATACTGCAACTGTTAATAATGTGACTATTATGTATAATATTATCATTCAACACTTTTATTTTTCTGTTCTTCAAGTTTATACATTCTCACGGCAATAGCTGCATCTTCCATTAGCTTAATGCTCTCGTTCATTTTGAGTATACCGTCAAGATTTTCAAGAATCTTATCCTTGTCATCCCTGTTTGCACCCAATTTTATAAACTCAACAAAATCTTCAAGTTTTTTATCACGTCTTTCAGTAGCAAGTCTGATAGCAAGTGCCAAATCAGAATCTACAGGCACTTCTACCGAAAACTGAAATTTGCCGATTTGCTTGAAGTTTTTGTCACCCATTTGTTTACTTTTTTAAGCCAGTGAACAATTCTGCTTTAATTGCAGGATGACTTTTATAGCCAACCAATTCAAAGTCTTCAATGGTCAATGCAAGAATATCGTCAAGGCAACTTAATTCTTTTCTAATGAATAGTTGTGGCAGGTCATAAGGAACTCTTGATATTTGTTCTTTGGCAAGTTCGATATGATTCACATATAAATGTGTATCACCGCCAATCCAAGTAGCCACGCCATCAAGCATATTGTTTACCGTTGCGAATAATTTAAGCAGTAACGACATCGAAGCAATGTTAAATGGTACACCTAATAGCGTATCACAGCTTCTCTGATACATGTTAAGGTCCAAGTAGAACTTCGGAACGCCTGCCGCATCGAGATATGCTAATTCTTCATTATCGTCAGGTGTCAGATAGAATTCGCCTTTCAGTACATTAAAATGATAATCAATTCTTTCTTTTAAACTCAGTGGTCTGACAATAAACTGATACATTAGGTGGCATGGTGGTAATGCCATTTCCTTGAAGTCTGCTTTATTCCAAGCATCAATTACATGGTAGCGACTGTATGGGTTTGACTTTAAACCATCAAGAACTTCCTTTATTTGGTCAACACCATTCTGATTTCTCCATTGGTAGCCATAGACTTTACCCAAGTCACCAATAGTATATTCTTTTACACCTTGACCTGTTGATGGAACATCAATCCAAGTATATGAACAATTTGAATCCTGCTTAACTTGTTCAACAAATTCTTCAATTGTTTCGAGTTTACAAAGTCCACCCAATGTTTTACCCTTTTCATCCCACCATTTTAAATACCAACGGTATGCGTCACCGTTCCAGATATTCACGTTGTTATCAACGAGATATTTTATGTTTGTTTCTCCACGGAGAAACCAAAGAAGTTCATGTACGATGCCCTTCCAGTACATTTTCTTTGTGGTAAGTAGTGGAAAACCTTCTTGAAGGTCCATTTTAATCACTCCATGTGAAATACCTATGGTATTCGGCATGTTTGCTCTACCACTTTCTTTCTCAACACCATTATCAATGATGTTTTGAAGTAAGTCTAAATAACTTTCCATTAAGCACTTACGGTCTTTTTGTTTTTCGGATTATTTAACGCAGCAATTTCTTTATTGATGCGGGTGATGTCCGCAGGAGTTAGCGGTATCATCTTAGCGGTAGTCTTCTTGTTGATTTTTTCTGGCTTAGTGCCACGTAATAGTTGTGCCTCAAGTAGTCTTTTAGCACTTTCTCTTCTTAATCTGATTCCAGTTGTACCCTTCATTATCGAGATTATTTTAAATAAAATTATTTTTAGAAAGCGAAGTGAGACTTGCCCTCTTTTACGACCCAATAAAGTCGTCTCCAATCCGAAGGAATATAATTTGAATTGCCTTCTGAGTCAAAAATTCTATGACCACCGCTTGTTGAAACATTCAACAGGAGAGGTTCATTTATTCTTATTTTCATGTCGGGAAATACATAAACACGCATTAGTTCATCGGATAGGTCTTTGAATTCAAGACCCGAATCGTTTTTGAAATCTTCTTTTGTAAACATAATTGTTTGTTTTTAATAAAATTATTTTAATATCTCACACGTCCCGTAAATAAGTAACGGAATGGGTTTGATAGCAATAGCCATATTCTCATATACCATGCTTCACCTGATGTTATGAATACCGATTTAGTATCTCTATAATAAAGAAATACGTTTGGTCCTTGTTCATCCAAAACTTCTTTTGGGTCTACTTCTTCTAAAATTCTTTCTTCCATATTATTTGCCTGTATTTAATAAAGTTATTTTCCCGTACTTCCGAAACCCCCACTATTTCTTTGGGTGTTAGATAATTCGTCTGTTAATTCAAATTCAACATCTTCCCTTGTTCTTAATTGTATTTGTAATATTCTGTCGCCAATTTCATACGGTGGTAGTGTTGATATTATGTGATAAAAAACCGCCTGAAATTCTCCACGATATTCTTCATCACCAGTTCCAATACAATTGCTTAATATAAGTCCGGTTTTATGTACTGAACTTCTTGGTCGTAAATCCAATTGTGTATTTTCCGGTATTTCTAATGCGAATCCAAGTCCATAATGAATTCTACCATCACCCAAATCTCGTTTACTTGTTGCAACAACATCATAACATGCATCACTATTAATAATTTTTCGTGGTATTTGTGCATCGGGATGTAGTAATTTTATTTTAACTGTTTTCATATATAATTAATTCTTTTTGTGTTATAATGTTAAATGGTAACAATTTCATAGCCTTTTCGGGATTTTTACACCAACTACACAATTCTTTCAGAGATATTCTGTTATTTACGTATGCCCATAAAGTTGCATTGCCAAAATTTTTATGTAACCATCTATGGTCGCTTCCTGTTAATAGTGCCAAATTTTCTTTGTCGTTGTTATTAATTTGACAATCTCTATGGTGAATACAATAATTGTGTGGTATTTCATTGATGTTTAAATACTCAAACACTACTTTATGATGTAATTTAATTCTTCCGAATTTAGGTAATTGCTCAAGCAAATAGCCATTACTTGTTTCAGCATTTCTAAAATTAGGATTATTGATACCTATATATGCTTTCTTTCTAAAATCTGCAACACATTTTGTCGAGCAAAAATAACCTTGTGTTCTCTTATATCTTCTCTTTGACGATTCCTTTAAATGAAACGATTCACCACATTCAGTACATACAGTATTTTTTTCACCATTTAATTGTATATTGGCACATTCTTTTGAACAAAATTTTGCCTTATCTTTTCGACTGTCAATTACTTTATATTGACCACCACAATTTAAACATACCTTTTCAACCATAGTATTATTTTTACAATAAATACTTGGTGTTATTGAAATAATCAATAAACACAATAATATTTTTTTAACGATTATCACCACTGCCATGTAATACTCCCCTATCTCTACGGGACTTTAATTTTTCGATATTATATGTGGCAACATCTTCCATTTTTAATCCAAGTGTATCACATATTGATGAGATATACCATAATATATCAGATAATTCACCGTTCAAAAAAATCTACAAAAACTTAGTACGAAGTTCACTTCGTTCACTATTTGTACTTTTTTCTTCTTGTCTCAACCTATCACTACTTTTTAGTACCTCATTACTGAGTCTGTCATCCATAGTTGGATAGTCCACAAGCGTAAATTCGGGATAACGTGTCCCTATCAATCTCTTTCCTTCTTTCATAATATTTGTTGCCGCATTATAATCTCTATCATGTTGTGTCCCACAGTCTGGACAAGTCCAATGTCTTTCTTTTAATGATAAATTCTTATACTTATAACCACAAACATTACATAATTTACTCGAAGGAAACCATCTGTCTATTATAATCAAATCTCTTCCATACCATTCAGATTTGTATTTTAACTGTCTGAATGCCTCGTTGATACTTAAATCTTGAATTGATTTTGCCAAACAATGGTTTTTTAACATACCTTTAACATTTAAATTCTCAATAACTATCGTTTGGTTCTCACGAACTAATTGAGTTGTAATGTTATGTATGTAATTTATTTTTATATTATTTAATTTTTCTTGAAATTTTACAAGTCTTACTCTTGCTTTATATCTATTGTTTGAAGGTTTATTTATTTCAACCTTATTACCATATTTATTTAACCGATATTCACCAGTCCCAACTAATTGTTTTTTACTTAATTGTCTTTGTAATTTAATTAATGTTTTTTCATTATTACGTTTAAGTTTCAAGTTATTAAACACTTGACCATCAGAACAAACCATAAAATCTTTTATACCAATATCAATACCTAAAATATCATTAGTTGGTTCTGGTATTTGTTTTTCAATTATATTATCAATAAGAACAGATAAAAAGTATTTATCGGATTTTGTTCTACTTATGGTTGCTGACTTGATTTTATCTTTGTGATTTGTTAAATAATTTTTATCTCTGTTAGAACATTCAAAACTAATATTTTTTAATGGTCTGCCTAATGTTATCTTGTTATCAGAATAACTATTTAATTTTGATATTGCTTCCAGCGGAAATCTCGCTGACTGATTGTTATCATGTTTTGATTTATATTTGGGGAAACCATTACCATTTACAAAAAATCTTTTATAACTATCAAGTAAATTTATGATTGTTTGTTTTAATACTTTGGTGTTGTGCTCATTGAGATATAAAAATTCTTCTTTTTTAATTAAGTCCTGATGAAAATAATTTCCTAATTCCTTTAATCCCAGACTTGTCTTGTCATTGTTATAAGCACTTATCTTTTTTTCCAAACACATATTAAATACCTTTCTATATGAACCACATAGACGATTTATATAACTACTTTGAGTTTTGTTCGGATAAAGTCTAATTTTAATTGCTTTCAACATTTTAATTTAATTGGGTAATTTTAATACTCTTTTATAAATAGTATATATTAATTAAAAATATCAGTTTTTATTAAAATTATTTCGTCCATAGATTTTCATAGGTTTTAATAGATTTTTGTAGATTTAACCGAACTGTTCACGTACCCTTAATTGCTTCAATATGTTCAGGTGTTATTTTTCCACCATCATCCCGAATAATCTTTTTGATTTTACCCTGTACTTCACCTGCTTCACCAAGTCCTAAACCATCGTAAGTAACTCTCATTAAAAGAATTACGTCTGCAGGCAAGTCGGGATATTTCTCAAGAAACCTATCCAAAGATATTTTGAGAAAATTTGCTTCTTGCTGATATTCTTTAAACGTTTTTATCATCACGGGTTTGTATAAATATGTTAATTAGGTCCAAAGGACTTGTTTCACCTGTAGATTCGAGTTCTTCTGCTTCCAATATAAGTTTGTCGTAATCGTCTTGAATTTTCTGATTTTGCTCATTTAATTGTTTAACCTTTTCTAAAGCAAAACGTGCTTGTGAGCCATAATCATCAGAATAAATCGGTGCAATAGTTCCCATTGGACCAATATAATTGGTTGGGTCTGCATAGAATTTCAACGCTTCTTGCATTAACTGAATAAGATTGTCTCGTTCTTCGATACTATTCATCTTCGTCTTCTTTTAATTCCGACATTTTGTTTTTAACAGTTTCCTTTAAACCCTGTACTTCACTTGGGTACAGAGTAAATTCTTTGCGTGTCGGGAATTTTGTCTTATTATTTATTTTTGCGTGAAAGTACTTGCCTTGGGAGTCCGCAGCTTCAAATTCATTATACATTTCACGTGAAACATTGCCGTAAGAATATGTGTGTCCTCTGCTAAATGCAATGTAAAGTCTTTGTGCTTGAGGAAAGTAGGTAGTTTTGAGTACATTGTCCGAATTAAAAACTGCTTCTATATATCCGGTACTCTTGTCCTCATTGAGTATTTCTTTGCGTTCAATTAACATCTGCTGTGATTTAAGAAGGCAAATATAGTATTAATCTAATTAAAAGGCAAGAGTATTTATATAAAAACTGTAATTAAATGTCATTACCAAAGAAAATAAAATACACCATTGACATAAATCCACCAAAGCCTGGATGTGAATATCTTAAGTACGGCTTCGACAGGATTGAGGAACTGATGGTCAATACCGACAAAAAGACTAAATATCTACCAAGAACTATTTTACTTGAAGATATTGACGCAGCTTTGTTTCACTATGTGAATACTGACGGTATGAAAATTGCAATCGATGGTCAGATAGTTCCGACCTTTTATCTCGACAATGACCGTTGGGGTGAATTTTCTAAGACTTGGAAATTCGTAGATAATGACAAAAACGTTCCAACTCCCTACATTACAGTCAGACGTATTGATAAACAACCCGGCACAAGACTTGGTACTAAATACAGTATTCCACAACCACGTAAATTCAGATACATGAACGTGCCTATCATGGATGCAGGCGAAATAATCTCATTAATGTTTAAGATGCCTGAACCTACAAATGTCGATTTGACCTTTGAGGCAACTCTTTTTACAAAATACCGTGTAGACGTTAACCAATACGATGAGCAAATTCTGAGAAATTTCAAATCACGTCAAGAATACGTGTGGATTAAAGGTGCACCAATGCCACTATTATTCGAAGGTTTCGCAGAAGCCAATCCTATTGAGAATATTGACGGTGATAGATTTTTCGTAGCTAAATATGCTTTGAAAGTCCAAGGTTTCATCCAAGACGAAAAAGACTTTGACATTGTTAAGACTATGAGAAAACCACAAATTGGTATTGTTGTTAAATAGTATTGTAAGTTCCATTTACATAATTAAACGTATTACCCGAAGGATAATCCTGTGCTTCATTGTTGAAGTTCTGAACAGTCTTATCAACTTTATCCTTATAAGCAGGTGCATCCCACAATTCATTTGCAAATGCATTGGGGAATGATGTCGTTATTATTCTCCATGTCTTGTTTGTACGATTAATTTCAGTCTTAAAATACATTTTCTCCGGATTAACATAGTTTCCCGGCAAAGGATTGCCATTGTCGTAATTATAAAACGACACAATTTTACCGTTGATTGCATTATAAAAACTAAATTTAGTGTAACCTGTAATAGTATTTCCAGTAAATGAATTCAAGTACCAAAGCGGTATGTATTGATAGTAGAACTGATTTGGTATTGTCCCACCAATTGTATATGTCGGGGTGTAGACTTTATTACCATAAGCATCGTATAAAATTAATTTTGTTAAATATGTTGTAAATATTTTATTCTGTGTTGTCGTATCAACACTGTCATAGTAATCCATAATGAAAAAACTATTCAGCATGTTTGAACTTAAGCCATGAATATCATCTAAACTAAAACCCACATTTTGGAAACTTGCGCCCCACCCGCTTGAAGGTATGTCGTAGAATCTGAATGACAATGACAACGGTGTAATACTTGGCAAATATTTAAGTCTACGCTCTTCGCCATCTACAGGTGGATTGACTAAATCAACACCAACAACCTGTGTAAGATTGTCTATTTCCTGTTGTAAACCCAAAAAGCCATCTGTTGAACCCAAATTAATTTTCAGATTCATATCAACTCCAAGATATTTTATTGTTTCTTTAATTATAGACATGGCTTTCCAATATTTTTTAAATCGCTAATTGGTTTGGTGTTCATTATTGTAGGTGTACCGAACTTAATCTCAGTGAATACACCGAGAGTAAATGGGTCATTTAAATTTGGAGATACATCGAGAATAACAGGTGAAAACAAATATCTCCTTTTATTAACAAACGGATAATCAACACCTAATCCTGTTAGTGGGTCAATATTTCCCTGTAGTATAATATCTCTCCAAACATAATTACCCTGACCAAGCGAAGTTGCATAGTATGGTATTGTTGAAGATTGCTCATATGAAGTACTTCCTGTATTTGCCGCATTAAGATTGTCATAAAAATATCTTAGTCTGAATGGAATTAACGAATTGTATACCCATTGAAGCGTACCTGCGTCATATGGTGTATTAATATACATTAGCTGCTCATTTGGGTGCTGAGTTGAAGGCACTTGTAGAAAATCTGATTTTGAATATTCTATTAGGTCACCATATATTCTATTGCCAGTATTAAGTGTTGTGGGTGTAAATGGTACTTTTGTTGAAACGCCAGTTGTACCAAAAGAAGTACTAAACATTGTTTCAAGTTGAAAACTTCCGTTTCTTGCGGGTTGATACACCGCATATAGAAACAATTCCATTAGTGGAAATCCGAAGTTATCTACGTATGGTAAAACATCAAAGTCCTTGTTGAAGTTAAACGCATATACTTGTTCTCCATAAACATTATTGGTAAAGCCAGCGTTATAAAGTTCGAAATCATCTGGAGTTGCAATCACATCGAAATATCTTATGTATTCAACAGTACTTCCAGCAATTTGAGTATATCCTGTTCCTGGCTTAAGCAAGTAAAACTTAAACGAACTAAAAATGTTCTTACTGTTTAGTGTTTGTGGAATAAAAAAGTCCTGTAATTTAGTGTAATCCAATTTAAGACCATTCAACAATGACAAATACTCAATTCTGCCATAAATTCTGTAGTTTTGATTTGCTTCTCGCTCCGCATCGAAAATCTCGGTTGCACTTAAAGCATTCTTTATGTCATATTCGTTAATCTGTGCAGGTTTGTTTTCCAATTCTATCTTCTGAAAATTATCCGTATTGACAGAGTGGATATTTTGGCAACTGCCGAGTAATATTTGAATGTTTTCGCTCATATTCTATAAATACCCAGAAATTTTTTTTAAAATAGTTGCACTTTTTTGTAACATTTTCTGAGCAAATACGTATAATCAGTTGTTGTTTAACTTAATTTTAATTTTTTATTGTTTAACTAAAAACTTGTATGATGAAAAAAGCTATTTATTTTATGACTCTGATGTTTGCAATGGTAATTATGAGTACCAGTTGTGAAAAACCCGCTAATGAAGACATTAATTATGTAAAAGTATCAATTGCAACGTTGACAAATCCTGTTGACCCAGGTATTTCTGTTACATTTACAGCCACTCCGACATTTGGTGGAACATCACCACAATATCAGTGGAAAGTTAATGGTGTAAATGCTGGAACAAATAGTCCCACATATACTTACACTCCCAATAATAACGATGCGGTAACATGTGTACTTACATCAAATGCATCGGATGCAATTGGTAGTCCTGCCACATCAAATAGTGTAACTGTAAAAGTAAATCCCATAACAGTAAATATGTTGCTCGGTACTTGGAGATTTATTTCTTTGGAAACTACACCAACAAAAAAATACGGAAATACATCTGCCGATTTTGTTACATTGAAAAATGATGGCATTAATTATGGTGCGCTGAATCTTAAATTTACTTTAAATCCAGACATATTAAATATCAAAGACCTTTGTGCCGTTCCTGCTGATGTTAATGGTTATGATTATGATGTTACCATTAACACAACCGATAATACCATTCATTGTAAAGGAAATCAATCCGATGAACTTGTGTTTAAAATAAAATCACTTAATTCTGGAAAAACAGAACTTAAACTATCACTTTTGAGTTCTAAGGTTGTTCTGCACACTCCGTCTTCAAGCGCAGTTTACACTTTTAACAAATAATAAAAACCCCCGAATTTCGGGGGTTTTTCATTTTATATAATTCCTAAACAAGTAATAAAGGCAACACAGTCTGAGGTATCAATTCCCTTGAAGAAATATGTTTTACCATCTGACGCACATGTGGAAACACCATTACATTTACCCCCACAGAATGGGGCAGGTGTGGGATTACACGAAGGTTTATATGTTCCATTACGATACGTGCCCTGTAATGGGTAATTACCACTTATAGTAGTAATAGTCTTACCATCATTAAATGTCTTAAATCCTTTGGTTCCAGTTTCGTTCATCTTAACCACATCACATTTTGTCATAGGAATAAAATCACTCCAGTTTAAGTCTGAACGTGTAAAACTACATGTGTCAGTATATTTTCCCGCAATTAATTGTTTGTTGGGTAATTGATAATAACTATTATTATATTTATTTCGGTCAGCAAAAGTAAATTGAGAATTGACTCTCCAACAATGTATATAAGCATAATTATTATAAACCCATCCCGTTTGTGGCAGATATATCGATAAATTCATCCAGTTAGCACCAAAAACAGTCGCACATGTCAAACCACTAATAGCAGCGCAACCAGTCATAATAGAATTTGTTGGAAATTCAACATCATCATTATTACCCGAATCATAATTATTTGTTTGAATTACCCCTGCATTTTGAGACCAAGCAATACATGCAACGTTTATGGTATCACCAGCAATAAATCCATATGGACAACTACTTTCCCTATCAAGACCATTAGCAACAATTCCATGAAATCTGCTTACGCTATAAAGTCCACCACCACTAAAACTATAATGTTCGGCTCTCCATGCATTATTTTGTGCAATATCTGTATCATTACCATGAAAACTACTATTACAACAATCATGATAAGTGTTAGGATTAACAAATGTTTTTCCTGCATCTGCATATTGTGGAATTTTGATTATTTGTCTTATTGGTTTCATTTCTACGTGATGACCGATTGATTCCCAATCCAAAGGAATGGTATCGGGAGAAATTTCAAGTGTCATAAATCCACTGAATCTTGTAAATATACCGTCTGGTGCATTATCTGCAACCACCACTTCATTACCAAAATCATCTGTAATAATTTTTCTTCTATTACAACTAACAATAGCCGCAAAGTCACCACCCCTTTTATATACAGAATATTGTGTTGTGTCTAATAATAGCATTTGGTCCACAAATTTTCCAGTGGCAATTTGTGTATCACTGATATTTACTGGATAATAATATATTTTCTCCGTTACAGTTCCCGCAGCTTTTTGTGCAGCACCAATATTTTGTCTAACTGTTAAACCATTATCTACTCCCATTTGATATAATGCCCACGTACTATCAGTACCGGATATACCACGTCCCCACATTGACTTATATGCATCGGTAAACACCGACCCAAAGATTGTAAAAGTATTTGTGAGTACAGAACGAATTCTGAAGTCTTGACGTGTAATTCCTATTGTAAAGTTTGTTGTATCACCCCAGAAAGGTACAATATCAACGGTAATTTCTTGGGTTTCAATATTCGGTAAGTCGGTTAAGTCTTCCGAAGGCTTAATTCTCGTATTATTGTCTGTAAAGAAGTTCGGTGAGTAACCTAAGTTAGTTACCATAGCAGCAGGAGTCATCGAAAATTTACCAATGTCAGTAATATCTACACTTAAATGAACCGTCTGTACGCCAATTGGTACACCAAATATCATATAGTCACCCGCATTATTAGTTAGTGCCGTATATTTATAATACTTTTTATAAACATCCAAAAATGCTTGATTTGTTACTATTTCAGGTTTAATTGGAAAACTGCCGAAAGGTTGTTTTGGTTTAAAAACGCCAGTACTTGGTTCAAACTCTGAGACTCTTGGAAGTAAGTTATACCTTTTACCCTCACTGTTCTTATCCCTTGGGGTTTTATATGGATAGATACTTGCAATATCTCCAATGTCGGCATCTGCATCAGTCAAAGGTATGAATATGCTTATTTTTGCATTAGGAATACCAATTCCACCATTTGCTATGACTCTACCCACCAATACACCGTAGTCTGAGTTAAAGTCTTGGTATGCGTCTTTGGTATAGATGTTCATTGTCATGAACTCAATAGTATCCACGTCTTGTTCGAGTTGAAACTGGATATATTTATCGTTTTGAGTAGTTCCAGTGTTTAAATAAATGCGTTGTGATTTGTTCATAGTAACTAATTTGTGTTTCACATAAATACTTATACGATATTTTCTGAAAAATCTTTAAAAAAAACTGAAAAAAAATTGCATGAAATTTCTGAAAATTTCATGCAAAAAATCCAGAAAAATCCGAAATTCCTGGCGAAAAATCCCGAATTTCCCCAAATCTGTGTTTATCAGTACCAATACCCCTGTGATATAAATTATGGTAAATTACCTTTTCAATAAATTTTTAGTATTTATTTGAAAACGACAAAACGTTTAATTACAGAAATAATAATAGAAACTATTAATAACTATAAACATGGCAGAATTCGTATTTACCTCTCCGGGTATAAAATTTAGAGAACGTGACTTAACATTCGTTACACGTAACGTAGGTATAACAACATTAGGTGTTGTTGGCGAAACAACAAAAGGTCCTGCTTTCGAACCAGTATATGTTCAAGACCAGACTGAATTTGCAAATAGATTTGGTCCTCAGAGCGTTAAAAGGTTTCCAAGTAACGGACAACTTCAATATCAATTACCTTATACAGCTAATGCATATTTGGATGAATCAAACCAAATGTGGGTTACAAGAGTATTGGGTTTAAGCGGATATGATGCAGGAAATGCGTGGAACATTACCTTAAGTGCGGGTGTTGACCCTCACACAATGGGTGTTGTTTCAACGAGCAGTGCTGTGACTAAAACATATGCAGGCAATACCTATTTGGGTGTTACAATATATAGTAGTGGTCAAACAGGAACATCATTCTCAGGTTTTACTAAAACAGGTCCAACTTCATTCCTTGGAACATCATATTCTTTCACAGCAACAACAGTAAACCTTACAGGTGGTACTGTTCGTCAAATAACAACTGTTTTAAGCGGTACTTCATATTCAGCATATGAAGGTATGGTGCTTGCAGTTATAAGAAGCAGAGGTTATGTTCAAGATAACGTAAACTTGCCATCAACAACTGTATTTGATTGTACTGGTCTTACAATTTCAGCTTCGACTAATACCACATTAATTGGTAGTGGTGATTTGTTTGGACAATTTACTTTGAAAGCAACAAATAGAGGACTTAAAGTACCTGCAGTTCCAGCACCTAATAACTATAGTGGTGGTACAGAATCTTATACGGCTTCATTAAATCCAGATGCTTCAAGTTTCTTACCAAACGTAATAGGAAACCTTCCTAAAGACAAAAAAACTAAAATTTGGTGTCAAGCAACCTATCCTCAATTAATTAAAAAACTTGATGCAGACGGTACTTCTGTTTTAATTACAGACCCAGTTTTAAGTGGATTAACAAAATACGGAATAAGTGGCGTTCAATCATATGCATATGGTATTCACACCGATATGATTAGAACAAACACCACTTTATTTGGAGACTATAAAACACAATTCAAAACTCCAGAAACTCCTTGGGTTGTGTCACAACTTAAAGGTAATAATGTTGCAAGATTATTTAAATTCATAAGTATCTCTGACGGTGACGCAGCTAACCAAGAAATAAAAATCAGTATTGGAAATATCAATCCAATTACAATGGAATTTGACGTACTTGTACGTGCTTTCTACGATACTGACGCAGCTCCCAATGTTTTGGAAACATACACAAGATGTACATTAATAAAAGGTACTAATGCATATATTGCACAGCGTATCGGTACAACTGATGGCGAATATGACCTTCAGAGCAAATACATCATGGTTGAAATGGATTCAGAAGAACATCAGGATTCATTCCCTGCAGGTTTCGAAGGTTTGTGGTTTAATGATTATGCATTAAGTGCAACTACCACAGGAAGTGTTCCTACTAACTATGCAGGTATAACACCAAAGGTATTCTACAAAACTCATTATGAGTCAAACGAAAGAGTTGCAAGAGTATACTTAGGTATGTCAGCAAGTGGTTATGATGCTCCGGGTGTTGTTGGTGATGGTATCAACCAGAACTTCTTTAACTTTGACGGCTACAATAATGTAAATGCAAATCCAATTGGATACACAAAAACTAAAGGTTTCCACATGGATATTAACGCAACTGGTGCAACATATATGGATGGTGCTGAATTAATTGGTAGTTTTGAGGTTGGTGCAGGTTCGTTTGAAAGTATCGCAGATGTTGTTGACCCATTAAATCCTTATTACTTATTGGCTTCAAGAAAATTCACTCTTGCACCTGCAGGTGGTTTCGATGGTTGGGATGTTAACAGAAACAGTCGTTCATACGGTGACTTTTATCGTCAAGGTGGAATTTATGATGGTGTTCAGCCATTAGTTCCAGCAACAAATGACTTCCAAGCATGGGAAACTGCAATAAATACATTCTCAAACCCAGAACAGGTAACAATTAACGTATTTGCAACTCCAGGTATCAACTGGTCAGACCAAAACGTATTAGTTCTCGATACAATCAACATGTTGACTACTCAAAGAACTGACACACTTTATGTAATTGATACTCCTGACATTGAAATACCTAAAACAACAGGTAGTGAAAAACAGGACGTACTTGCAGCACAGGGTATTGTTGATTTACTTGATACATCAGGTATTGACAGCAACTACTCATGTACATACTTCCCTTGGATTCAAATGAGGGATACTCAGAATAACGTCAACGTTTATATTCCACCTACAGGTGAAGTAGTAAAAGCAATGGCTTATACTGACAATACAGCATTCCCTTGGTTCGCACCTGCTGGTTTGAACCGTGGTGTTACAAATGCAAGAAAATCTATGTATAAATTATCACTGGAAGCACGTGATATTCTTTACACAGGTAGAATCAATCCAATGGCTGACTTTGCAGATGCAGGTACAGCAATCTTTGGTCAGAAGACCTTACAGGTTAAAGCAAGTGCTCTTGATAGAATCAATGTTCGTAGATTACTTCTTCAACTTAAAGTTCTTATTACAAACATCGCAATCAGATTGGTATTCGAACAGAACGACCAAACTACTATCGACCAGTTCTTGTCAAAAGCAACTCCTGTACTCGATACAGTTAAGAGAGAAAGAGGTTTATATGACTTCAGAATTAAAATGGACGACATTATTAACACTCCAGAAACAATCGACAGAAACGAGTTATTTGGCGAAATCTTCATCAAACCAACACGTGCAGTTGAATATATCGGAATCACATTTACAATTACTCCTACCGGAGCATCCTTTGCTGACGTTGGTGCATAATTGATGACTTTCATATTGACAAAGACCCACTTCCGTGGGTCTTTTCTTTTTTATATAGTATTTATGAGAAAATAATATTATAATTTTTTATAAAATGAGTACAAGAAATAATAAAAAGGAATATGTTAAGCCAATACTTAACACACCTGTAGAAGAAGTAAAAATAATAACAGACGAAGAAGCACGTGAACATTTCATCAATGAAGTCGGTGAAACACCGGAAAAAATCACTGAAAATCTTGAAAATTATCATAATGTTGATGCGGAAGCAGAAATTTCAAAATTGCTTGAGGAAGAAATGACTCCAAAAGAAGTTAAATTTGAATTTCAAGACGAATATCATTTCGGACCAGGAAACGGTGATGCAGTAATTGACACACTTCCCGAAGAACCAAAATGTGCATGTGCAGACCCAAATTGCGAATGTAAGGATGACGAAAAATGCGATGAAAAATGCGACAAAGACTGTACATGTGATTTGACACTTCCTGCAGAAGAACCATATATTCCCCTCATGGTAACTGAAGCACCAAAGAAAAAAACATTAGAACAGATGACTGCATGTGAAATCAACATATTTCATAAGACCGGAATAATGCCGCTATTGTAATTTTATTTTCAAATACGTAAGTATTTATTAGAAAAATAAGCATTATTTAATTAAACAGATAAAAACATGGCAGGAGAAATGATTAGGGGCATCCCTTTCGAATATGAACCGAAAAGAGTAAATAGATTCTTTGCGGAGTTCGCAGATGAATTAGGCATTGAAGTTTGGAAAGTACAAAAATTCAAAAGACCTTCAATGAAAATCAATTCAGTAGAAATTAACTTCATGAATGAGCGTAACTATGTTGCGGGACGTTATAACTGGGAATCAATGGATATCACATTCCTTGACCCAATTGGTCCATCAACATCACAGCAACTCATGGAATGGGTTAGATTACACGCTGAATCTCTTACAGGACGTATGGGTTACGCAGCAGGTTATAAGAAGAACATTCTATTAAAAGCACTCGACCCAACAGGTATTGAGGTAGAAAAATGGTTCTTGGAACAATGTATGATAACATCAATCGACTTTGGCGACAACAGTTACGATGAAGATACTTTGACCAACATTACACTTTCAATCCAGCCCTGGAGATGTATACTCAACTTGTAATCAAGTAGTTATACATAAACTAAAAAGTATTGTAAAACCACAAATATTTAGTATATTTGTGGTTTTCTTTTATATGAAAACGGGAATATATAAAATATTAAATAAAATCAATAATAAAGTATATATTGGTAGTACTACCACTATTGAAAAACGATGGCGTGACCATAAGTGGCACTTAAATCATAATAAACACCATAATTTACATTTACAGTCATCGTGGAATAAGTACGGGGCAGAATCATTTGAGTTTACAATATTGTTAGAATGTAGAATAGATGATTTATTATCACATGAACTAAGTTTTATATTGGCACATAATTCTTTCGATAATAGCTTTGGTTATAATGTCAACGACCCAGAGCATACGTTTTTAGATAGAAAACATAGTGAAAAGACAAAACAAAAACTTTCATTTAAAAAATTAGGTGAAAAAAATCCAATGTATGGTAGAACGGGTAATAAGCATCCCAGATATGGCATGACCACTTCGCTTAAAACAAAAGATAAAATATCATCAGCTAAAATGGGTATTCCAACACACAGACAAACTAATTTAAAATTAAATCTGTTAGAAGTCATTGAAATTCGTAGGATATATGCCGAAGGTAAGTTAACACAAGAAAAAATTGGAAATATGTTTAATGTGAGTTATGGTGCAATTAATAAAATAATCACAAGAAAAACTTGGTCACACGTAGCCTAAATGTTAGCTACTAACGGGTTTCTGGCTCACAATAGCTAATATGTGAGCCACAACAGTAAATGTACTGAGCCAGAATTAAGCTGCAAGTTCAGCAATTCTGTTGTTGACTATAACACCGATGTCATATTTGCGGTTTTTGGTCTCTATTATCTCGTAGGTTGGGTTATTATGAGAAAACCATACTATGTAAGACTTACCGAGTTTCATGCCTGTATTCTTCTCTATGATGTATTTGTAGAGTTCTAATTGCAAACTATAAACTTCCAAGTCACAATCCTCAATCATACAAAGTTCATTGAGTAAATGCCTGGATTTTTCTTCTCGAATGAATTTCTTGTTAGTCTTCCAGTCCCAAATCTGAAATTCCCGTGCTTTGACATTATAAAACAACATGTCGAGCATACCACCAATAAGGGATTCTCTGTCATAAACAACAAATTCAGTACGGATAGGAATTAATTTACCTTGAACTGCCTTATAAAATGCCTCAACGTGTTTTTTGGTTGTTTGGTATTCGTTCCAAACAGGGTCAAAGCCAAATTCGGTCAGAATTGTATGTAGAGGATAGTCAAACTCCTTATTCTGAAACATATTTTCAGCATAGTCGTGTATTGCAGAACCCTTAATAGTACCTTTCTTATTAATAAATCTCCATGCACGTTTAACTTGATTTGGAGTCAAATCATGTTGACAACCCTTAATTTCTGCCCAGAAATCTTCTTGAAATTCCTCTTGATACTTGTGAATTAATGTGGTTACCGATATTAGTTCTTTATTGTCAATGTAATATTTATGAGGTACGTCAAAAAACGTAATATCATTAAATGCAGTAAATAGTTCGGTAGGTATTGTAAAATCCATACAGGACAAATGTACAATAAAATTAATTTATGACAATGTTTTTTTGTAAAATTGCGTCAAAATTAATATTCTCTAAGCTATGAATTATAGCAGTTTTATCCGCAGGAAGATTTGAATAGCCATGAATGTGTTGAATAATTGCATTTCTCATAACATTCAGTGCCTCAACTAAAACATCTGCTCTCGCCATAGGATGACCGTTTTCGAAAATCTTTACACGGTCTTCGGGAGTAATTCTTGCAGCTTTGAACTGTGGTTTACCATCGTGAGAAATTATTGCAATTTTATCCGACATGATAACTGTGTTACTATAATAGTTTGTTTCGTTTGTCTTCGGCTCGAAGTTCATGTCAATTGTTGCGGGATTTCTTACGTTGAGTTTAAGAGGATTACCGTCTTCGTGTTTACCTGCTCTGATTTGAACTTCATTTACTTTTAATATTACATCGGTATTAACTCTACCAACGATTGCAATGTCTTCCTGTAGTGGATATACACCAACCGCATCCGGATATGTTGAAGGTGCAGGGTCTGGTGCGGTCAATGCCATATTTGTTGTTGAAAGTGCGGTATAAATCGAGTCAAATTCGACTTTTTGCATCTGTGAGATAATACTACCCATCCAATAACGACTTCTTTGTGGATATTTTACGTCTTCGAGATAAATTCTTACCATTTCACCTACTTTAGGATATATGTGTACGAATTTAGGCATCATAGGATAACACCAAGGTAAATCAGCATTGGTTGTTTTATTATCCAAGTCTGGAATTTTTACCTTAATTCTACCACCCTCAGTAGGGTCGGCAATGTCAACCACTTCACCATAATAAATCGTGCGGGTTACAGAAATCTGCATGCCCTCTTGTTTATATGGATTACTCGTTTGTAATATCGGTTTGTCGTATGCCATTTTCTCTATTACTTAATTCTTCGATTAATTCAACATATTCTTTTTCCCATTTACCAAGAACATCAATTCTTGCATTGATTTTCATTTCTATTGTTTCAACTTCGTCAACGAAACCAATGATTTCCTGTTTTAATGTTTCATGCTTTGCTTTGCAATCATTTATCATCTTCAGTAACTGTGTTGGGGTATATCCGCTTAAATTTTCCATTATGATACCTGTACTTTTGTTGGTTTTAATATTACCTTAATCTTACTTATGCCATCAGAAGCATAATCAAACTCACCAAAATTTATATCAACCGTCTTAGAAAAAATTTCAATGGTTTCAACAGATACACCCGTGGGGTCTAATTTTTTTAATGTAACCCTTATTGGTGCATGATTGAGATTATCAAGCAAATTTTTCGTAACGGTTACACCCATTATATCGTATAGTGTAATTGTAAGTTTTCTCCAACTACCCTTACCCTCACTATAATGTTTCAACTTTGAAACCTTATTGACACAATATTCTGGTAAATTAAAGTCGTCTGGAAAACTTAGTATCCAACGATTTGGGCGAAATGGCTCATAAGCCATCGGTGATTTAAAATGTTCCACCATAATTTTACTGTATTACTCCATAACCTTTAGCATAATAAATGGTTGAACCAAATACAGAAACAGGTCCTGTAGGTCCAATACCTGACGCACTTAATGTAATTCCTGGTGGAATGACAATAGTAATAATAGCTTCTTGCTGTAATGCGTTTATAATTTCTTCAACCCTAATTCTTTCCATAAGTTCATCTGGACTGACACCACCTGAAGGTAATGCACCAACAGGTAGTCCCGCTTCTGACTTTCTTGAAATAATGCGTGAAGCAATTTTAGTCGGTGATAATCCCGGACGTTGGGGAACACCTACCAATATCAAAGGCGGTGGAACTTTTGGTGGACCACCAATAGAGGTAAGTTTCAATATCTTGTCGAAACCACCGATTATTGACTCTACGCTGTTGAAATTAATTGGCATATTACTTTGCTTTATTTGCTTCCTCAACACCATTTGCGATGTCGGTAGCAATTGCTTTCATTCTTTTAAGTTGCTCTTGTTTTGTTTTTAAAACTGGAATACTCATCCATTTCCAACCTAAAAACCAATTGGTCATCAGTATCCTGAACCAATTAGGCTTAACTGTTGTTGCGAGTTGTGTGCCTTCTATATCGCCATCGATAAGATATACACCCACAAACTGTTTGTTTAATTTCTGGTCTACTATCATGTCTTTACTGGTATTAAACTTTGTAAAATTTTTATATATTGATTTATTTTTTCTCTAATTATTGCTTTTATTACCGGAACTAACAACTTATTTAAAAGTGTAACTACCAAGTCAAAGATAAATTTATTTATCATTGCCATTGCAGCTTTAATCACACAATTTAAATACACCTTAAATTTTTTCAAGTCATCTTTTGGATTACCGAGTTGCACCACACCATTATTTTGAAATCCACTTATAATTCCCTGTAGTGTTCTAATCTGCGGGGCAGTTGTTACCGCCTGTGCAAGTGATTGTGTTATTAATTTTATGAGTCTTTGAAAAAATCCGTCTTTGACTGTCTGTTTATTGGCAGTTGCCATTTCGGGAGTATTTTTTGTACTTGCGTCAATTGTAGCATTTACTGCATTACCAACAAAAAACGGGTCGGTTGAGCCACTGATACTGCCGATTAGTGCAGATAATCCGCTTAACGGCAGACTTGCACCCATAACACCGCAACCCATGTCGTAAAAAACAACACCATTGGCAAATTCTTGTGCCTGTCTGAGAATTGCTTCATAGTCTTCGGGTGAAATTACAAAACTATCGTTGTCGTTTATTAATTGTTCAATAAGTTTATTTATTTCAAGTTCTGCGGCAATTTGTTCGACTGTTTTTTTCTGAGCATGTGAAATCGTTCCATAAATGCTATTCATTACATCGGTAGTGAAAGTTTTTTTATTTATAATCTCCATGTCATCAACAAACCCACCGAGAAAATCACCTATTTTTGGATTTGCACCCGTAACTGCTAAGTTTGGTTTAAAATTAAAAGTATCTGTTGATTGACTGTAGTTTATAATTATACTACCAAAAATCGTGTCAGTACCAGCATTTTGTATTGCTTGATATGCAAGTTTATTAAAATTTGGTTTAGAAGTATCGTAAAGCATACTTCCCGAAGTACTTGTAGGATTGATTTTCAATAAACTATATGGGTCAACATCCCTTACTTTAATGGTATAGCCGTTATTTTTAAAACCATCGGGAATTACTGTTCCGCTATTTGGCTGAACAGTTTGGTTTTTAACTGCAGCTTTTAATGTAGGTTCAACCTTAGTAATAAATTTTGTAAAAAGTTGACCAGTCAATTGTTGTAGGGCATCCGTACCAACCACGACTTTCATAACATCAAGCAATAGCGGTACAATGTCTTTTTTGTTATTAATTGACGGAAAAATATTGGTTGTATCGGGCATACTTCCAGACTGCGACATAGAAGTATATGCACCAATAGTAGTAAAAATATCCTTTTTTTGGTCGAGTAATCCCATTAGTTTTGCTGTCTTTCTTTATCTTTTCTCTCAATACCGTCTTCCACCATCTTAAGAAGTTCATTTCTTCTTGCTGTAGTCATTTCACCTTCCCTTTCAGGTTCAGGTCTGTTGTTCGGTCCACCTACCTTGTTATCAAACACCACTTCCTTCAGATATTTTAATATCATGATTTTCTGGTCTTGATTTTTAGCTTCAGCCAAAATAAGTTTAATTATCTGGTCGCCAATTGCGGCAACTTCGCCACTTTCTTTCACCTTGATTTCCCACTTATTAAATAAGCGGGTAATCTTAGCTTTTAAATTGTGACTATCATCATAGATTTCTTGAAGTAGCTTATTCACGCTTTCTTCGTCAAATGCCAATTTTCTTCTAACAGGTCTTGCCATCGTTTATAGTTTTAGTACATATAAATACAGGTTTTTTAATTTATGTTAGTCATCGAGATAGTCAATTTTTTCCAGGAAGTAAATATCCTTGAAAGGTTTAATTGCAATTCTTATCTCTTTGGTTGACAGACCAGTTTGCTCTTTTAAAAAAAGTAATATTTTGTTTTTTGCAAACTTATTTGTTACTCTCTTATTGTATTTGCCATCTGGAGTGTCTTCTTGAAATAACACCTGCCAATTTTTTAATACGTTGGCGATAGCATCACCGACAATTACCTCATTCTTCTTCATTAGAGGGTCATTATTGATTTTATCCTCTATTTTATCTATCACAGTTTTAATAAGTTTATCGAGTTGATTGTGTGTATCGACTTCCATTTCATAGGTGTATTCGATATTTTCATTAATCTCATCAACATAGTCGTCAAAACTCAAGTTGATTTTTTTCTCAGTGTAACTTTTTTTACTGTGGTCTTTGTAGTAGTTTCTGATAATCGTCTGGCAATAACTAAATGCTTTGGTTTTCACTCCGGACTTGGTAATCTTGTCGGGATTAAACTTCACCATATGTTCTATAAGGTGTGTCAAAGCATTAGATTCGACTTCTTCCATATCGTAGTTTCCGATATGAATCGGATACCTACGAAGTATGGATTGAATCATCTTGCGGAAGGGTTCGAGCAGGATTTCGTTGTATATTTTATTCTTTTCCTGTGCGGAATTTGAATTAATATAATCGAGTACTGCTTTCTCTTCCCTTTCTGCAAAATACGGAGCACATTCTAACTCTTTCTCTTTCATTCACGGTAGAATTCAGTATACGATTATTTTTCATCTACAACTATCTTCAGCATTCTTGACATGTCAATAGTTCTGTCATTGACAAAGTTTGCTTCTTTAGTTGCAGTATCAAACCAAAATTTTCTTTCGTCTGCAGGCATGTTCTTCTGGTAAACATCAAACATACTGTCTTCACGTGTTGCAAGGTGTTTGTAGCCGATTTTTGGAATACTGAAGACTTTGCAGGCATTGTTTAATGCTCTGAGTAAGAATTCATACATGAAGGTTAACTTAATGTTTGATTTAAACTTACCTACGTTGACAAATTCTGACTTTTTAATAATAGCACCACTCATTTTAAAGTCTGTGTACTGTTTCAATGCGTTAAGGTTCAAGTAACCCATTTCACCGTTCTCACCTACAAACTGTTGTGCCCATACGGTTTCATTGGTTAACTTAATACCCATATTCTGTTCGTTGACCTCAATCATCATGGTAAGAAATACGTCAATTTCCGGATATGCTTTAATGTATTTGTTTGCAATGCTGAAATAGGTAGTACCATATTCGTCATCAAATTCAAGTACCGAGAAATATGCGGTAGTTACCGACTCTACTCCAAGATTAACTTGTGACTGATAATCGGTTTTACCGTCATTCTTAATAAAAAGAATGTCAAGAGCATTCTGGTACTTTCTCAACAGACTCTGTTGAAAGGCGATTATACCTTCTTCTATTGCAGAAGCATATACCACAAGAATTTGTGGTTGCTCTGTTAGTTTTTCTTGTTTAAGTACCGATTCAATTGCGTGGTCTAAAAGACTTGAAATCTTATCGTTATACTCATGTATTGGAATTATTACTGTTGTATTCATGTTTATAAATTATACAATTCTTAAGTTATTTTTTGGTGCTTCTGGAGCGTGTTCTTCTTGAACAGGACCGTTTGCAGGTACTTCTGGAAGTCCTAAAGCACTTTGGAATAATGCAATTCTTGTGTTAAGAAATCCTTGATAGATTTCTGCAAGCTGCAGTTCTGCATTTTCCTGGCTGTATTTACTTGCAATTTTTTCCATTGAAGTATATAGGTCGGGAGAAATTGCATCGTCAAGGAACTTAACAAGAACTTCACCTGTTATAACCGGAAGGTCATAATAATTATCAGTCCAAATTCCTGCACCATCGGCAATTTTTACAACGGTGTTACCGCTTACAGTATCTCTTTCGAGAATATATTCAGGTGTAATATCGGGTTTCAAACAAATAGGAATTGTACCGGATTTCATACACTCAAGTGGAAATGTACCAAAGCTGGCAATCCTGTCAATCCAAACGGCTGCGAAGTTACCTTGAAGTCTTTTTGCAAAGTCAACCCTACGCATTTGCTGTGGTGGTTTTGATTTTGTAAGCATCGGGTCAAAAGTAACCCAACTGTACTGCGGAAACCTGCTGAAAAACAATTTAACAAACTTTGAGATTTCATTGGCATTCCTACCTACAACAGAAATTATTGGTTTCTGTGGAACTTCTGTTCTTTCGAAGTAATCGGGAATACCAATGTTGTAAGTTTTAATGTTGAATTTATTCTTACCGTAGAAAGTTTCAACCCACTCTTTCAATGTTTCTGAAGTTGTGACAATATCGTTAATGTTAAATGATTTCCAGTCTGTGCCGGGAATTAAAGAGTTAACCATGTAGTCAACTGACTGCAATAATCCAACTCTTACGCAAGGTAAGTTTTTGGTCTGTTCCATTACGTTGGAATATACTTCAGGAATTATCATTACATCTTCAGGTCCAACTGCTAATTTTGGGTCAGCCATTGATACGTGTTTAAATGCTGTGAGTTCCTTTTCAATCCAAGTAGGAATAACGTAATCGCCCTTTTCAACTAAGATAAGGACTTCGTATCCCATGTTTTTTACAACTGTTGCATGAAAATAAATTTCATACACACTTGCTGCGGGACTTTGAGATTCAGATACGCAAAACAAGAATTTTGATTTCTTGGTCACGATGTTATTTAAAGATGTTTTAATCTTTTCGATTTTTTCTGTTTCGGCTTTTTGTGCTTCTACATTTAATACGTCTGTGCTCATTCTGTTACTGGTTTTATATAGTCAATTAATTTTTCAAATTCTTCGTTGTCAATCAAGTCATTGATTTGAAATACCGGAGTAATTTCGCCACTAAAACATTTTTCGTTATATGGTCTTAATAGTTTTACTACGCTTTTGCTTGGAACAACGCCATCGAGAAGTTCAGGGTCTGCAGTGATAAGAATATCAAGACCTTCAAACATTTCTTCGTTGGTTTCAACAAAGCGAAACTCAGTAAATCTACTGCGAATTTTACTGAGAAAGAACAATGTCGATGGTATGCTGAAACGATTTTCTTTTGAAACAATTGTAAAATCAACCGTGTCACGATATTTTTCTTGAAATCTGTTTACGTGCACATCCATGTCCTTGTACATCATTGGTGCACTTGCGAAGATTTCAAATAGAAAATCTTCATACATGAAACGATTATAAACTTCCTTTACGGTAAGATGTTTCTCCACAGGTGCTTTAAATAAGAAAATGTCAGCAGGTGCTTCACCGTCTTTATCCAGTTGATAATCAATTGGGTTGATATCTGCAGGCATATCGTCAGGTTCTTTTAATTCCTTTTCTACCTCAACGGTATCTTTCCAAGGATATTTACCAAATAGGTCAAACTCATATTTTGTTTCACTATCCTCAGTACCAAATTCCTGGTCGTAAAACCTGTCAAACTGAAGCCATCTTGCCCTCAGTACTTCATTAATGTCAATTCCGATTTTAAGTTTTTTACTCATTGCTTTTTGTTTTTAATTGCTCCAATTGATTCTGGAGTGCTTCCTGTAATTCTTTCATCATAGTCCTGTGTCGCTCGACCAATTCTGGTTCGGTTATATACTCAGGGTTGATGCATACGACCTTTGTATCGTATGATTGTGTGGGTAATAAAATTATTTCACCCTCAAAAGTTTGTGGTGTTATTTTGCTCGATACTTTCTGTACGTACTCTGGAATATCTTCACTACGAATTCCAGCAACACCAATGTATATTACTAATATTTTTGTGTCCATATTATTCACTACTTCCTACTGTTATTTTATTTGCGTCAACATATCGGTTTTCAACCATAAGAGTTGTAGAATTGACCATTGTTACCTTTTTCTTCTTCGGCAGTTTCTGATATGCGAGATATTTTGCTTCTATTACAACAATAAGAGGGTTTCTGACATTCTCATCCTCACCTGACATCATTATAGTTCCGATGTTCTGTGTGTCAGTAAACATGTCTAAAATAGCCTCTAATGAACTCTCGTGCTTGTTCTTCATGTCGATTTGGTTCATGTCCCCAAGTAATATTAACTTTGAGTTACTACCAATACGAGTCATAAGTGTTAAAGAGTTGTCAATGTTGACGTTCTGCATTTCATCTGCAATGATTATACAATCATCCAAGCTGGCACCACGCATGTATGCAAGCGGGAATGGTCTGATAATATCCTTTTCAAGAAGGGACTTCATCGAAGATTCAAGTATTAGCTTTTCCATATTAATGTAGAAACTCCACATAAACGGGTCAATTTTTTCTTTTAAATCGCCTTTAAGAAATCCAAGTTCCTCACCCTTTAACGTGGTAACTGATTTGACCAAGTAGATTTTTTTAAATCTATTTGACGGTTTTCTCAGTAATCCAAGTGCTATTGCCATTGCAACAAAGGTTTTACCAGTTCCTGCCCGACCTGCACAAATCGTTATCTCATTATTTTTTATAGAATTTATAAGTTTTTTTTGACTTTCATTTTTTGCGATGATTTTAATGTCCGGTGGCAGTAATTTACTTATTTCTGCTTTTATTTGGGATATTTGTTCACCACTATTTACTGAAACCGAAGTTAGTTCCTGAAAGTCTTTTTCTTCTTTATATCTATCTCTACTCATAAAATTTATGTTAAATTATCTAATGTTTTACTTCAATACCCACTTATACGAGTCTTAATAAAAAATCTTGAATTTATGTCGAAAATTTTTTTCTACGTATTTATTGAAAACAATAATAAAATATAAAATTTTATAATTATGGAAGAAATTAACGACAAACCAAAAAAGCAGAATATCTCTGAAACCATTAAAAAATATAAAGAAGCGACTGTAGGTCAGGAAAAGGGTCAGCCACCAGTAGTTGGTGCAGGAATACCTAAAATGCCTGTTTTTAATCCACAGGACTTTGAAAAAACCATGTCGAAAGAGACCGACCCAGACTTGATGACTTCTTATGAAGCCATTAAACTTCCGTCAAAAGGTCAGTTTTATCAAAGTCGTATTGCCGAAGTTAATGTTGAATACATGACTTCAAAAGACGAAGACTTACTTACTACACCTTCTTTAATAGAAAATGGTACTGTATTGGATGTTTTACTCCGTAGAAAGATTAAAACTCCAGGTATTCTTCCCGAAGAACTTCTTGCAGGCGACAGAAATGCGGTTATATTGTTCTTAAGGACTTCAAGTTATGGTCCAGATTATACCGTACAAGTTACTGACCCACGAAGTGGTATACCTTTTAAAGATACCATTGATTTAACTAAACTTAAGTATAAGATAGTTAAGCAAGAACCTGACCAGTATGGTCATTTCACTGTTGAAATTCCTATGCGTAAGAAGACTGTAACATTCAGACTTATTAGTTCGGGTGATGAAAATCAATTATTTAAGAAAGCACAGGCATTACAAGAAACTTATAATCAAGAGTTTTCAGACTTCAACACAATGAAATTAAAATCACATATTGTTGCTATCAACGAGAAAACCGACAGGTCATATATTGACAAGTTTGTTGATGCAATGCCTGCTTTGGATGCTTTTACAATTCGTAGAAAAATTATGGATGTCAGTCCTGATGTTGATATGGATTACGAGTTCATGGCTAAAGACGGATATAAATTTCATGCTAACCTAACTGTGGGCATAGATTTTTTTTTCCCCTCAACTTAACGGGCGAATATAAAAAAATGGTCGATGAAGAGATATACGTCTTGACCAAGCACGCTAAGTTCCAAGCAGATTATATCGAACACTTGCCAATCTACAGAAGACGACACTTCTTATTTTTACTACAAAGAGAGAATGAAGAAATAGAAAAACTTCAAGAGCAAGCACGAAGTAAAAACAATTTTAGACCGGGACGATAAAAATCTCGGTCTTTTGTATTTATATCTATAATAACTATTACAAATGGCTACAACACCAGCAGCAGGTCCATCAAGAAGGCAGATTCAAAATCAGTTGAGAGACGAACTTGAAAACCACAAGGCTATCCAAGACGCATTAAGCGAAGAAGCTAAGTGGTATAAGAGTATTGGGGATATGGAGACTGCCAGAGCGAAAGAATCAGAGAAAATCGCTGAGAGACAGCGTATGATTAATGACTTATTAGCCAATCAAAATAAATTAAGTGACCCACAGAAAGCCGCACTAAAAAAACTTGTTGATTTACAAAAGGAGCAAATTAAAAATGAAAAAGAAGTTAATGCTCAATTAGAAAAACAGCAAAATTGTAGAAAAAATCTTGTTAATACTATTAGTGAAACCAATAAGCAAATTGGTGCAGGTATTAAGTTTTTAATGGACCAAGACAAGATTATTAAAACTACTGTTTTAAATCTTGGTATGTCGGGTGCTAAAGCTGCTGAACTCCGTCAAACCTTTGAACAATCTGCAGGATTTGCTGCTAAATTAGGTGGAAGTCTTGAAGATGTTGGCACTATCATGACAGGTTATGCTGATGAAACAGGACGTGCACGTGCATTATCTTCTGAAATGGTTGATGATATTATGAAAATTGGTAAAGGTACTGGACTTGGTGTTGAACAGGCAACCAAACTCGGTGCACAATTTGAATTAATGGGTTTTGACGCTAAAAACACCATGAATTATGTACAAGGTATTGTTGATACTTCAGAACGTATGGGTGTTAATACAATTAAAGTACTTAAGAATTTAAATGATAATTTTAAAAAATTAAATACATATACTTTCCAGAGAGGTTCAAAAGCAATGGCTGAAATGGCTATGAACTCTGAAAAGATGAAAGTCAGCATGGACTCAGCACTTAAAGTTGCTGACATGGGTGATAGTCTTGAAAAGGTAATCGAATTAACTGCAAACTTGCAGGTTATGGGTGGAGAATTTGCAAAGGTAGACCCAATGCAGATGTTTTATCAGATGCGTAATGAACCTGAAAAAGTCATGGAAAAAATCTCTGAAATGACTAAGGGCATTGCTACTTTCAGAAAACAAGCAGACGGTACATTTGAAAAGTTTATTAGTCCTGCTGATAAACAGCGTCTTGCAAGTGTTGCAGAGTCATTGGGTATTATTTCTAAAGAAGAAATCTTTGAAACTACTAAAAGACGACTGGACTTAGATAAAATGAATCAAGACTTAGCTGGTCTGGGATTATCTGATAGAGAAAAGGAATTAGTTAAGGGTGCTGCAATCTTTAATAAGAATACTATGGGGTATGAAGTTAAACTTGCAGGTCATATGCACGATATTTCAACACTTACTAAAGAACAGGCAAATTCATTTATGAAAGAAAGTAAGTCCTTGGAAGACCGTGCAATAGATTCACAGACCTTCGAAGATGCACTTAAAAATACTTTACTTGAAATAAAATCGGGTTTATTACCCATACTTGAAACTGTTAATACTGTTTTAACTTGGACAAGGGCAAATGTTTTAGAACCACTTACTGCTTTATTTAAATCAGTTGGTCCGTGGATAACTGGTGCTGGCTTAATTACCGCAGCCGTTGCATGGAAAGCAGTTACTGCAGGTCTAAATCACACTATAGAAAAATGGGTTAGTGGTGGTATGGGCATGGGTAAAAGTAAAGGTGGTGGTGGTCTTAGTAGTTTAGGTAAACAACGTGAAGGTATTGGTCAAGGTGCTGCAATGGCAGGAAAAGGAAAAATGCTTGCTGGCGCAGGTGCAGGTGTTGGGGCTGCTGCATTAGGTATAGGTGCAGGTATTGGAACTGCTGCCGCAGGTATTAGTTTACTTGCAAATTCCATGAGTAAACTTGACGATAAACAAGCAAAAGTTTTAAGAGATATTGTATTAACATTAGGTATTTCAATTGGTGTAACTTCTTTGGCTGCCGTTGGCATTTTAGCATTTAGTACAGCAGCTGGTGCATCAGCAGGTCCACTTATTGCTTTCGGTGCAGGTGTTGCATTAATTGGTGCAGGCATTGGTTTGGCTGCAGCGGGTATTGGAGTATTAGGATTTGGTTTAGGTGACCTTGTAAAAAATAGTAAAGGTGCAGGTAAAGACATGATGGAAGTCGGACTTGGTATTGCAGAAATCGGTGCAGCTTTGGCTATCGCAGGTGTAGGTGGTTGGGTTGGTTTAGCAGTACTTGGTAGTACTTTAGGTATTATTGCTCTTACAGCAAATAAAGTTTCAAAAGTTGGTGAAGCATTTGCAAACATAAAGGCAGTTATGTCTGGAAGTCGTGAAGACTTTATGGCAGTTGCCGATGCAGTTGAAAGAATCTCAAAAGCAAACTTCAAGGGCGGTAGCGGACTTTCAGAATTAACAAATTTACTTAAAAATCCATTAAAAGTTGAATTCAGTGACAAACAAGTTGCAGTAGTTTCAAATATTACTATGAATATTGACGGCTATAAGTTTCATGAAGCCACTCAGACAGGTGCTTACATCAGAAATGACAGCTATGAGTCAAAAAGAGGTTATAAGGGTAAGGGTTAAAACTTAAAACCTTTAGATAGATTATCTTTTGCCCATACAGGTTTTAAATTACATAACATATTAATTATTCTTGGACTTGTACCTTCAATAAACATAGAAATTGGTTTTCTGTGGTCAATATGCCATTCTTTTCTATTACTCCATGACATACCATCTTGAAACTGACATTCAATTCTTTTTATTAATTGCTCTGGAGTATAACCAAATTCAGTAATAGTATTTAATTTAGTTTTTTTAAATCCTTGTTGTTCTGTTCTATATAAAAAATTTCTCATCCATTTAATTGCAGATAACTGAAGATTTTTATGATTTCTATTTTTTGTATATTCACGACATTTTTCACGATTATTATTTCACCATGCTTTCATATATTCTGGTGATGATGTTTCATATTTTTTTAAATCTTCAATTATATTAATAGAATTTCTTTTACTTTTATTTAAAAATATTATAACTTCAGATTCATCATATCTTCTTTGACCACCTTTAGTACATATAAAATTTAATTTGTTTTTTCTTGACCAACATCTAATAGTACTTGTACTAACTCCACATAGTCCTGCAAATTTTTTTGTGTTTAATTTCATAATTTTTCAAATATTTTTAAAAACATAGTAATAATCTCGAAAAAAAGTTGTAACTTCGCCACGTTTTTCGTGAAAACTCAAACGCTTGTTCGCTTCTCCGAATCAAACACGAAATTACAAAGATTTGTTCGAAATTCTTTCAGACTTTCAAAAAACCTGTGGTAAATTCGGGATACTATATTTATTTCTTTTTGACAAAAGAAACAAATTAAATCGCCTTGTAATTTATGTTTTAACATTTCAACCCAATAATTTTACGATAGATATAAGGTTCGACCCGTGCGCCAGGTTTGTATAGAATTTGGCAATGTAAAGATAATTCAAATAAATTAAATTGCAAGTATTTATTTAAAAAAGAATAAATGGCAGGTAGCAATACACCCCCAACACTCGTAAGAGGTACTAATAATACTGGTAATGCTTCGCAGAATGCAGGTATCACTCCTTCAAGACTTTTACTTAATACTGATAGTCTAAGAAATGACTTGCAGACAAGGAATCTCTATACCCCAAACAATCTTTATCCTGTTACTGAAAAGAATCAAGCACAAAATATTATTAATGCTGTCAATGGTATTGCAAGTATTATCGCACCATTCAAGTCATATAATCTCAAGAATACCGTTTATGGTAGACTGTTAAATCCTGCAGAAGCAAGTCCTTTGACTAAAATAGGCTTGGCTATGTTAGGTAAACAGTTTGCAATGAACGCAGGTTCACATATTGCACAACAGAATTTTCCTGTTATAAAGGTTTCAAACTTATTTGACGGTGCTAAGAATACTCACCTATTTACCAAGAGGTTAGACGTAAGAATTACAAAAAAACCAGCAATATCAAACTTTCAAAGTTTTCTTAATGCTGTAGTATATTATTTTCCTGCTGTTGATTATCCTTTTACTCCGAATTCTACCGAAGCCGATTATATTAAAAATAGTGGTACGGGACAACTTTCATTTTTATATTCAGCTTTAAATAATAACGTTTATAAACAAGGATTTGCAAGTTCAGAGTATTTTGGTCAGAGCATATTGGACGATAAGGCATTACTTCAATATAGTGGTAAGGGATTTGCAGACACTCAATTATTATTAAGAAGTGATTTAGTTAATGCTCCGCTTAGTCATTATAGAAGTTACTTTAACTATTTTAAAACCAATCCATATAGCAATATTTTGCCAAGTGATGATAGTATTAGTCAGGCAAATACGGCAACTTCGTTTGCATTAAATACTTTGGAATTAGATTCAAATAATACTCAAGAGTATGCTCCTACTGCAGACTTTGTAGAAAAAAACTTTGGTGTTGCAAACATCAGATTTAAAGAAGTAAACGGTTTTAAATTAAGTGAAACCGCAAATGAATGGATTAATACTTCAGACGAATTTGGTGATGATGCAGTAAGTAATAAACTTGTTTGGGGTATGAATGGAATATCACCTAATGCAAGTGATAATATTAATAAATTATTAGGTACTTCAAATCATGCAGACGAACAGGTAAATCCAACAAATCAAAGAAATGTTAGTTTTCGTGCATATTCGGGATTGCTTGAATATACACGTAACTTACTTAATGCCAGTGATGGTGCAGTCGTTGACATTACAAGAAAAGCATTTCAAAATAAAAATAAAAACATTGTTGGTTTTAACGGCTCTGGTTTGTGGGTGGCTAATGACAGTGATTATGCAATGAATGCGGAAACTGCAGGTCTTACAGGTGTGCGACAGCATTCTATGCTTGACCAATACGATAGATTTGCCAAAGCAATCAGATTCGAAGGTAACTATGTTTATGGTGGCAACGAGAACTCAGTAATTTATGACAGAGTAATGCCAAGAATTCACCCTACCTTACCACCGCACGAAAGCAGTTCGGACCAACCAAATAATCGTAATTTAATGTTTTCAATTGAAAACCTTGCAGTTAGAGTTATTAGTAAAGACAGTGTTGGTATTATTGACGATGAGTATGGTTCACAGATACCTATTTGTGAAGTTGGACAGTTTAATGGCAGACTTATGTGGTTTCCACCATATAATCTCGAAATAAACGAAAGTACGCAATCAAACTTTGACAAGACTGTTATGGTTGGCAGAAACGAACCAATGTATAACTACATGCACAGTGAAAGGTCAGCTACTTTGAACTTTACCATGCTTATTGACTATCCACAACAGTTGAAAAATGCCACATATAAAGGTACTGATAAACATCGTGCAATTGCAGAATTTTTCGCATTTGGTGGTGACCCATATAGTCCTGCTCCAATATTAGAAAATCCTGCTCAAAAACAAAGAGTCAATGACGACCATATAGAGCAAATTACTGGTCCTGTTGATACTCCTGAACCTGAAGTTACAATACCCGAACCAGTAACAATGGTATTTCCTAATGACTTACCTAAAGATGCAAGTGAAAGTTCTCAGATAGTTGATACTATGTATTTGGATTATGAATATCAAATTATGCCGGGTAGTAGACAACAAAAAAAAGTTATTAGTTCGGGGTTTAATCAAGACATATTCTTTGTTACAGGTATGACCAAAACAGACCCACCAGTACTTGATAAGAATTTATTACCACCCGGATTTTCACAATATAATTATGTTGGTGTTAAAAGTGCTTTAGATAAAAAACTCAACGAATTGTTTAAGCCTGTCGGTAATAGAAGAATGTTTGGTATTAAAATAGTCGGAGCAGCTTCTAAATTAAATGACAGTAAATCTGGCTATAATTATATGCTTGGCAGAAGAAGAGCACAGGCAGCAAGACAAATTGTATTAGGTAGACTTGAAGCCATATTTCCTGGCGAAGATATTAGCAGTATACAAATTAGCATAGATAGTGTGGGTGCAACAGGTGCTAATCCTGCAAACTCATCAGGTAAAACCCAAAAGGAAATTGAGGCTAAACTTGAACTTCCCGCAACCACACAAGAGCGTTATGCTACAATTGAATTTAGGAGAACGAGAGAAGCACCACCCAAGAAGATTCCACCGCTTTCTTATCCCGATACAGTAATTGTTGCGGGATTACGTGCAAGTAATCAACCGCTTGTTAAGTCACAGAACAGTAATAATGCGAGTCAGTGTGTTATGAGTGTTCGTAAAGAGGATGCTGCAATGCAGAAAGGTTTTCAGTCTGTTGAAAGCAATTATTATAATCCTGTTTTTCATACTCAAACACCAGAAGATTTTCATAAGAGATTGACCTTCTTACAGCAATGTATGAGACAGGGAGCTGCAAAACGTTATGATGTTGTTGATGAAGCTGGAATTCCAAGAGCAAAGAATTCAGTTTTTGGTAGACAACCTGTATGTATATTGAGAGTTGGTGACTTTTTCTTTACTAAGGTTATTATTGAAAACCTGAGCATTGACTATGCTGAAACTACTTGGGATATGAACCCCGAAGGTTTTGGTATGCAACCAATGATAGCAAAAGTAACGTTACAAATGAAAGTTATTGGTGGTCAGTCACTCAAAGGACCAATTGATGCTTTACAGAATGCTATTACATTTAACTATTATGCTAATTCAAACTTTACATCAGAGGGATTATACAACAGACCTTGGAAAGAAGCAGAAAACCAACAAACATATATGAATGGCATATTAAAAGCAGAATCAGACATATTAAATGCAGCATATATTAAAAAATTTCCACCTAAACAACAATAATTATGGCACAGAGAGATTATAATAGATACGCAATACTCGTTAATAGTAACGGTACTACCGATATGATGCCTTTTGTTCAGTTGCCAGTTAATCAGAGTGATAAATTTGAAAATTGGAATACTGAATTTAGTAGGTTGGATAAAATAGCAAATAAATATTATGGTAATCCATTCTATGACTTTTTGATTTTATACGCAAACGGCTATATGAATGAATTTGACATACCTGATGGCGCATTAATTCGTATTCCATTCCCGCTTGCAAAGGTAAAAGCAGACTATGAAGCTGCGTTGACTGCATTTCGTTCACAATAAACATGGCAGAATTACTGGCAGTAATAAAACAAGACGCATATCCGGATGAATTAGTCCGTGGTGAATGTATTGTTTACGTCAGAAACGATAAAGACGGTAAATTAATCTCACGTGGACTAATCATTTGCTGTCCCAAATGCGGTAAAACTTCTACTGGTCCTCACATTTATGACCAAGACACCAAAACCTTACATCCGTCAATAGTTTGTAACTCGATAACCGATGAAGGACTGAAGTGTACCTATCATGGGTGGCTGAAAAACGGAATATTTATCGAAGTTTAAAAAATACCTTGACATTGACTTTTTTATTGTTTATATTTGCGAAAATTAAATCGTAAATAGAAATAAATGAAAAGTAGTGTGATAATGGTTCGTCAAATGGGTGATTATTTAGTTAATCAGCGTACAAAAGACGAAATGTTCAATGCAAGTTATTTAATTCAACAATGGAACAGGTCTAATAACGACACAAAAAAAATTGCAAATTTTTTGGGTTTAAAACAGACAGAGGATTTCATTGAGGTCCTTTTTAAAGAAGAAAATATCCCAAGTCAGAATAGTGACTTGGCTCAAAATCAGGCATTTACGATTAAAAAGGGTGGAAACACTCTTATGGGAAGAAAGCCAGATGAGATATGGATGCATCCATATCTTTTCATTAAATTCTCAATGTGGCTTAATCCTAAATTTGAGTATCATGTAATAAAATTTGTTTATGATAGCCTCATTGAATTACGTAAAGAAACTTCTGATTTGTATGGCGAATTGTGTAATGCGGTAAATATGTATTACATGAGACGTTTTGATAAAGAAGCCACAATGGAAGATTATAAGGATAAAGCAAGAACAATTCAGATATTAGTGTTTGGAAAAACTTTTCCAGCTAATCCTTGGCAACATGCAAGCGAATCAGAATTAAAATTAAGAAAAAATTTACAAAGCATTTTAATTGGATGTTTTAATAGAGACTATTCTATGGAAAAAACAAAAGCATTATTGGAAGCACAGGTAGAAATATATAAGCTAAATGAAAAATAATATTGTCGTAGTGTTTTCCTCACATTTGTCTGAGGAAGAAAATAATAAATTCATATCACACATAAAAGAGACTATTGGAGTTCAACATAAAACCATTTGTTATCCGAACTTTGGACAGTTTGGTTTGCCACAGATTTATAACGATGCACTAAAAACCCACGCAGAAAAAGATTGTGTGTTTGTTTTTTGTCATAACGACATGGTATATAAGACAAAAAACTGGGGAAAAGTATTGTTAAACCAATTTAATCATACCGACTACGCAATTATTGGACTTGCGGGGACAACATTTCTCCCGGCATCTGGCATGTGGTGGGAAGACAGAAGCAAAATGTATGGTATTGTTGAACACACAAACGGCATGAGTACATGGGTAAGTGAGTATTCACCACAATTCAACGGAGTAAAACCAGTTATAATTATTGATGGTTTATTCATGGGTGTTGACCCCGACCAAATAGTTAAAAATTTCAACGAGAATTATGGTTTATTTCACTTTTATGACTTACCATTTTGTGTAGATAACTATCTGAAAGATGTTAATATTGGTGTAACCGCCTCAATAAGAGTATTACACAAGTCAATGGGTCAAACTAATCCAGATTGGGACAGAAATAGGATAAAGTTCGCCAGTGAATATAATTTACCTATTCGTCATGTTTCTGAGGGTAGATTAAAAGTACTGCTCTGCTGTCAGTTCTTTAAAAACTACACGGGTTCTGAAATGTCAAATTACGAACTTTCAAAGGAACTTGTTAAACAGGGTTGTGATGTTACTATAATTTCTCAAGTTGTTGGCGAACCATTACACAAGAAAGCACTTGCAAATGGTGTAAGAGTTTGCAGTTACATAAATTTACCCAATTATGTACTGGACCAAGACGGTAAATTTCATTTTATTAAAAATGAGCAGGAATTCGATATCATTCACATTAACCACAAACCTATCGGGGAACTTATGTTAGGCTTATACCCGAATACTCCTGCAGTTATGCATGTCAGAAGCGAAGTCATACCTACCTTCGAAGAACCAATTATCAATCCAAGAATTGCGAGATACATAAGTATTCGTGATAGCATCACCGATTATATTAGGTCTTACGGTATTGAGGCTGATAAGATTGTCACAATTGACAATCCATTCGATACTAAGAGGTTTAATACAAACTATACGCCTGTTAAGAATCCCAAAGAGATTGTACTGTTTATTGGTACACTTGACCATTTAAGAAAAAACATTTTACTCGACTTAGTTGAAATGACCAGAACGAATGGTCAATTATTACAGATAATCGGTGCGGATAATGGCGGGTATGCTAATATTCTCGTTGGCGACCATGTGAAATATCTTGGGGTTAAGCAGAATGTCGAAGAATACATTAAGAAGTGTGACTATACTGCAGGAATTTTTAAAGGCAGAACAACCATTGAGGGATTTTTATGTGGAAAACCAGGTTGGATATATGTTGTGGATGACCAAGGAAACATTCAAAATAAGGAATTACAGGAAGTTCCACAGGACTTGGAAAAATATCACTCGGACTTTTCTGCCAATAAAGTATTTACACTATATGAGGAAGTTATAGCTGAAAGTTGGTAATGAAAAGGCAAAAAATTTCGAGAAAGAGGTTAATCGAGAAGAAAATCGAATTACGAAATCAGAAATTATTATTTCTCGATAAAAGAGGAAATAAAGCAATGGATGATTTGGATGAAATTAGAAATAGAAAACGTGCTGATGTCTATTTACAAGATAAACAGAACACATATATTGATGTGAGTCGATTAAATAATTCTGAACGTACTGCTTTACGTGCTGAAAATGGCGCAAGTGGCTTTAGAATATATGAAAAAAAAGCATTTGTTGATTATGACGTAGTTATTTGCATACCGTCACACAATAGATATGAAAAGGTTCGGAGATTAATACAACAATTTCACGAGCAACCAACAAAATATACAATAAAAATAATACTTCTCAATGACGGTTCAACTGATACGAGATATGGTAGTTTAATAAATGAGTTTTCAAATCTTACATACATTGAAAATAAAACCCCCAACGGAAAGGTGTTGCACTGGTATTGTTATAATCAGATGTGGGAATTTTTAAAGAATATTACTTGTCATGTTGTTTTACAGATGGATGACGATTTTATACTTTCTAAAGGATTCTTGGATGCGGTTGTGGATATGTTTTTTAGTAAAAAGGCAGAAAATGGCAGAATTATGGCAATTGCACCACATTTATGGTCATTTAAAAAAATAACTGAGCACGAACAATGGTGGCAGAGAAAAGATTTTGTGGATGGAATTGCACTAATAGACGATGCTGTTATTAAACACATGGAATATAAGATGAAACCCGTTGATGCTGTTGCGGTGAGTAAACCAGGAACACCTGTGCGTGCGTGGAATCAAATAAACGATGCAATTAAAGAAATGAGTTGTTGGATTTTCAGAACACAATATTCTATGGTTTATCATGACGGCAATGATGATTCACAACTTCATGCAGACTCAAGAAGGGGTGGCGGTGTTTATACTCAAAAATATATTGAAAAATTATGATTAGTGTTGTATTAAATGTATATAAAAGACCCTATATGCTCGAAAGACAAATTCAAGCAGTAAAGGCACAGTCAGTTGAAATTAAAAGCGAAAACATTCATGTTTGGTACAATAAAACAGATGTTGCACAATATTTTCCTGTTGATAAAGATATACGAACATATGCATGTAACTGGAACACTAAATTTTGGGGTAGATTTTCCATACTACCAATGCTTAAAACAAAGTTCGTTGCAATGTTTGATGATGATATACTTCCACAGAAGGACTGGTTTAAAAATTGTGTAGAAACAATTGAAAAACCTGAAAGCAACGGTATACTTGGTGGTAGTGGTGTAATTGTTGACTGTAAAGGGTATTATCCTCATCATAAGTTCGGTTGGAATGGTGGACACTCCAATAAAGTTGAACGTGTTGATTTAGTTGGACATGCTTGGTTTTTTAGACAAGAATGGGCAAAATATATGTGGTATGAAAAGCCATATTCTTGGGATAATGGTGAAGATATTACATTTTCTTACTTAGCACAAAAGTACGGCAACATTAATACATTTGTTCCACCACATCCAGATAATAATCAGAATCTCTGGAGTTCGGATTTTCGAACAGGTAATGAGGTTGGCAGTGATGCAAATGCTTCATGGAGAATTGGAAATCACCTGGATTTACGTGGTGAGATTTGTGTACATTGTATAAATAATGGTTGGAAAACTGTAAATAATATTAAATGATATGAAAACATTTGGTGGAGATTTTATAAAGTTTCAAGAAAAGATAAAAAATCACATACCTTTTGCTGTTTCAAGAAACAATGACGGTGAAATGATTATTCTTTTCAACGAATTCATTGACTTAAGGCAAAAATTAAACGGTGAGTTTATTTATGACCCAAATCAACCAGACCACGGATACTTCAGGGAAAAATTACTTGAATCTGCACAATACAAGGCAGACAATTATTATGTTGGAATTGCATGTAGATGTTGTGTTGGTAACGAGAAACACGAAAAATTAAAAGCACTAACAGGACAGGACGATGAGCATCTGACATGGGGTAATATATTTGTCAATGCAAACTATCCCAACTATGTGAAAACAATAATTCCTGAGTTTAACAATTATAATGTTGTTATGGTAGTAAACAACAAGGCAGTTATTAATCACTTGCCCTTTGCAGGTAAAATAGTACAGACGTTTTACGTTGGTACTAATGCGTGGATGCAAGATTTTGAGTTGGTTGGTAAGATGAAAAAATATATCGAAGAGAAAAAAATTGAAAATCATTTGTTTCTCTTCTGTGCAGGTCCGTTTTCGAACATTCTAATCATGGAATGTTTTAAGTCTTCCCCCAACAACACTTATCTGGACGCAGGTTCGACATTAGATTCAATGATGAGTCTTGGTCCAACAAGAGGGTATTTGCGTGGTGCTGACACATTAAATAAAGTTTGTATATGGTAAATTAGTAAGATGAAAATAGTTTTTGCACATAATGTTTATAATAGATTTAAAACGTTAAAGGAAACAATAAATATTGAAAGAAGTTTTTTTCCTGACGCACAAGAGTTTATTGCGTGTAATAGTTATAAAAATGATGAGTTTTTTAGTCAAGAAAATAACCTAAGTATTAAATATTACATGGAAACACCCCAACATAAAATTGGATGTGTTAATGGACTGATGTTGTCATGTAATATGTCATTGGAAACAGATTTCGATGTTTTAATTTTTTCACACGATGATGTCAGAATAAATCCAAAGTCTATTGATGTTGTTATGAACCATATAACAAGTGTTTTCGAAAATAAATGTGATTTAGTATATAGAAACCCCGTGTGGTATGGCAATGAATATGCAATGATGGAAGTGATATTTATGAATAGAAGGGCGGTTGAAGCATTGTTTACTAAAATTTCGCTATTAAAAAGTGAATCGGAAATTGACAAATATAAAAATGGTAGTATTTGTCCCGAACTTTGGTTTTATAAAAAAATTGCAACAACAAACTTAAAATCAAATATAATTAAATATGTACACAGTGAATCTATGCTATATAATGTTGAAATGCCACCACAAGTTGGGTATATTCATCTAAACGCAGGTTTAAGAGGGTGGAGCGATTAATAAATTAATTATGAATAATTATTGGGAAGAGAGATATAGAGCAGGCGGTAATTCGGGTAATGGGTCGTATGGCGAAACTGCCGACCATAAAGCGACTGTGATTAATAATTATATCACGAAGTTCGGAATTAAAACAATATCGGACTTTGGGTGTGGTGATGGTAATCAAATTAGTCTGTTAAAGGGTTTTGATAGTTATATGGGTTATGACATATCTTCATATGCACTTTATTTATGCCACGAAAAGTTTAAGAACAATAAAGCCATGAATTTTTGTTCATTAATGTCGGATTTGCCCCAAGCAGATTTGTGTATATCCTTAGACGTAGTATATCACATTCTTTCTCAAGAGGAATATGAAAAATATTTGACCAGATTGTTTGATGGGTCAAAGAAATACGTGTTAATATTTTCGTCAAATTTTAATAGCTACGATAGTAGTGCACCACATGTCATTCATCGCAAGTTTACTGATTGGGTGGAAGAGAATCGTAAAGATTTTAAATTAATAGAAGAGGTTGATAATTTTTTATTGACTTCAGCAAAATTTTTTATGTTTGAAAAAAATGGATAAAAGGGAAGACTTTATAAAGACGTATTTTATTGGGTTTGAAAAACTAACGGGAGTTAATCTTACGGATTTTTGTGGTTATTATGATGAGTCGTTATATGGTGGCTATCCCGAAGAACCTGCAGGAAGCATATGGGAAAGTGAGGGCAAGTCAATATTTGTGTTGATGCGCATTTTAAAGCCAAAAAGAATATTGGAAATCGGTAATTTTCTTGGTAGAAGTTCTAATCACATATTGCAGGCGGTTGAAATGAATGGTTGCGGTGAAGTCACATTGCTTGACATTCAAGAAAGACTTGAATATGACAAGTTACATTCAAATAATTTTAAACGTGTTCTTGACGATTCGCTGAAAATATTGTCAGAACCATTTGATTTCGATTTAATTATACAGGATGGTGACCACACAGAAGAGCACGTAAGAAAAGAAATTGAGTTAATACTTAAATATAACATGCAAAATAAATATTATGTTTGGACGCACGATTATTGGCAAAGAAGTAAACCAGACCAATGCGGGGTTTGGCGTGCGTGGGATGAAATGAAACATATGTTTGATGGTTTTCAGGGATTTAAAGATTCTGTAACCGATTGTGGATGTTTAATAGCTAAAAAGAAATGAAATTTGCAACACACATAGTATTGTTCGGTCAAGACAAGTGGATTATGAGAAATATTGAAAATGCATATCCACATGTAGATAAAATTTATATTGCATATAGCGATAAGCCTTGGGGATATAACCCCACCGCAAGACAAGAATATGTAAATTCTTTTGACTTGAAAATAATAAGAGAATCGAGATTTGCTGATAAAATTGTCTTGATTTTAGGTGATTGGCTTACCGAAGAAGCACAAAGGAATGCATGTGTTGACAGAGCCAAAGAAGATGGTATTGACTATCTTATGATTCATGATGCAGACGAATTTTATTTTCACGATGGCTTTGAGCAGATGAAAATGTTTATTGTTAATCATCCCGGCTACGACATTTATACTTGTGGGTGGATAAGTTTCTGGAAATCATTTAAACATATAACAGTAGCTAATTTAGGCAGTCAAATTGTTGGTCACCCCCAAATATTTATTAACCTAAACAGAGGAAATAGGTTCGAAAGAAAAAGAAAACCTACGGGGATATCAACCATTAATATTCCAAATGCCATTTGTTATCATGCATCATACGTATTAACCGATAGTGAACTCAGAGAAAAGTTAAAAACTTGGGGTCATCATAATGATTTTGATGTAGATGCGTGGTTTAATAATATATGGCTTAAATGGACACCAGACATGGTTAATATGCATCCTGTTAATCCACCTGCTTGGTGTAAGGCAGTTGAGTTTAACGAAGAATTACCTGAAGTATTAAAAGATTTACAATGATATTATTAGCATACGGCACACGACCAGAATACATTAAACTTAAGCCGATTATCGATGAATTAAGGAAGAATAATTTTGAGTTTAACATACTATTCACTGGACAACAGGTTCACATAGGAGAATTCGAATATGATTGGATTCTTAATATCGAGAATAAACCCAACAGACTGGATTCGATTGTTAGTTCGATAACAGGACAGTTGTGGGAATTTTTTCGGTCTTTCTGTAAACTCAACACAGAAACAGGTAAATTCGTTGATGCATATGTAATGGTCCAAGGCGATACCACATCGGCATTTGCGGTAGCACTGTCTGCATTTCATCATGGTATTAAAGTAATACACCTGGAAGCCGGACTCCGAACATACGACAAAGAAAACCCATATCCCGAAGAAGTCAACAGGAGAATAATATCACAAATTGCAGATATTCACCTATGTCCAACTGATTGGGCAGCAAGAAATCTTGCGGGAGAAAAAATTTTGGATGATGTTTATGTTGTTGGTAATACGGTCATTGATAATCTCTTGTTATATAAAGATAAATGCATATATACCAACAAAATTTTGGTTACATTACATAGGCGTGAAAATCATCATTGGATGGACAGATGGTTTACTGAGTTGGAAAAACTTGCAACGGAATATCCACAATATGCTTTCATATTACCAATGCATCCAAATCCAAATGTGCAGAAATGGAAGCATTTATTAAAAAATGTTGTAGTTATTGACCCATTGCCATATGAGGATATGCTTGAATTACTGGTTCAGTGTCGTATGGTAATAACTGATAGTGGTGGACTTCAGGAAGAATCTTGTTTTTTCAATAAAATATGTTTAACTTGCCGAATTGTTACAGAACGTCCGGAAGCAATTGGTGTAAATGGTCTTTTGGTAACAAGACCAGAAGACTTAAAGTACTTTTTTGACGAAGTACATAATGATTATGAAATAAATGTAGAGTGCCCATTTGGTGATGGTCACGCTGCGGAAAAAATAATTGAGATTTTAAAGAGATTACAGTGAGTAAAGTATTAGTAATCGGTGACGGTTGTAAAGATGTGTTTCGCTATGGAAAATGCGACAGGTTAAGTCCTGAAGCACCAGTACCCGTTTTTAAACCTTTGGGTGATAAGTCTAATGGTGGTATGGCTGTGAATGTCTATGCAAACTTACTTGCATTAGGTATTGATGCAGATATCCACACATATAGTGGCATAACAAAAACCCGATATGTTGATGAAGTTTCAAATCAGATGTTACTTCGGGTTGATGAAAACGACATGATATTTGTTGGACCAAACATATATGATAGGCAAATGGCGTTTGATTATAGTCAATACGAAGCAATTGTTATTAGTGACTATGATAAGGGTTTTATTAGTGAGGAAGTAATAGAACACATTGCAAATTCACATCCGTTGGTTTTTATGGACACGAAGAAAGATTTTGGTCATTGGTGTGATAAGGTTTTTTGTGTTAAAATAAACGAAAAAGAATTTCTGAAAAATAAACAATGGTTGGACTTTCAATACAGTAATATATTAGTTGTAACTCTCGGTAAAAAGGGGGCAATGTATTCACACAATAAAGTAGGTATTTTTGATTATCAAGAGATTTTAAATGAAGACGATGAACACCCAGTCAGAGATTTAAGTGGTGCAGGAGATACTTTCCTTGCGGCTTTGGTTGCAGATTATATGAAAAATAAAGATATTTCCAAAGCAATTCAGTTTGCAAACAAGTGCGCAGCTTGGGTTGTTACTCAAAAGGGTGTGGTTGTTGTGGATTTAAATAAAGCAAAATTATGATTGAGATAATTACAAGGGAAGAAGCTAAAGAAATCGGTCAGAAGTGGTACTTTACTGGTGAACCTTGTAAATATGGACATGTCGATAAGAGATATGTTAAAAGTGATATTTGTTATGAGTGTAAGCGAAATCGAAATAAAAAACAAACTGATGAAAATCGTAAATCAACATTGGTTTGTAAACAATGTCAGAAAGAATTTAATGCACCAACTTGGGAGAAGGACAGACAATATTGTTCAAAAACATGTCAGTTAGATTCAGTAAGACCAAAGACCGATATAAGAACAACGAGTAATTGTGAGGTTTGTGGTAATGAATTTAAGCATTATGGCGAAAGAATTGTGTGTTCAAGAGAATGTCTAAGCGTGTACTTGAGTCAACAAAGACTAAATGAAAATAATCCTGCGTGGATTGAAGATAAAGAAAAGGCTACGTGTAAAAGATGTGGTAAAGTTTTTGAATACACAAGGAGAAATTTACATAAGGGACAGAATGTGGTATTTTGTTCACTAAATTGTTCCAGAAATAATGGAAATAATAAAGAAATTGAAGATAATGTTAGGTTAGACCATAAATATGCGAGAGGATTTAATAAAGGATTAAAAGACAGAATAAAAGAGAGGGACGGTAATTGTTGTCAATTGTGTGGCGAAACCGAAGACTTACATGTACATCACGTTGATTATAATAAAAAAAATAATGGTGAAGATAATTTAATTACATTATGTAAAAAGTGTCATAATATTACAAATTTCAATCGAGAATTCTGGACACAAGTTTTTATTGGATTAAATTCGAACTCGAAGGTAGTTAAGAAGGGGTGGGGGTTGGAAATTCACTTAGTAAATAACGAAAAATATTGTTTAAAATATTTAGTATTTTTCAAAGGAAAAAAATTTAGTTGGCATAAACATATTCTCAAACAAGAATTGTGGTTTTGTATGTGGGGTAGTTTGGAATGTGTTATGAATAGTGAAAACGGTGATTTTTTCGATTATTTTCTTTTTAAAAGAGGAGACAAAATAGAAATTAAACAAAACGTAGAACATCAGTTAATGGCGATTACAAATTCGATTATAGTTGAAGTGTCAACAACCGATTTTCCGGAAGATTCAATAAGAATAGAGAAAGGAGATAGCCAGCAATGAAAATTTTAGTAGACATAGACGGAACAATCTGTGACAGTAGTGAGGGATATCCAAATGCCAAGCCAAGATATGATATGATTGAGAAAATCAACAAACTCTTTGACGAAGGACATTCAATTACCTATTGGACCGCCAGGGGTGGAAATACTGGTATAGATTGGAAAGAATTAACAGCGAAACAACTTGCTGATTGGGGTTGTAAATTTCACAGACTTGACACCCAAACTAAACCCTCATACGACCTACTTATTGATGACAAAACTAAAAGAATCGAAGAAATATGAATATCTGGGTAAACGGGTGCTTTGACATCTTACATACGGGACACATAGACTTACTTTGGTATGCAAAGAACTATCAACCCGGTGATGTATATCCAGTTCTCGATGCGGAAAATAAGCTATATGTTGGACTTGATACAGATGAGCGTGTTAAGAGGTTAAAGGGTGATAAACGACCCATTAATGACATTAACACAAGAATAACAATAATGCGAAATTTGCGAATGGTTCATCAAGTATTTATCTTTGACACAGATGATGAGTTGAGAAACTTAGTCGATAAGTTAGATATTGATTATATGGTTGTTGGTGACCAATATAGAAATAAAGAGGTAATCGGCAGTGAAAATTCAAGGTTTGGTGTGGTTTTTTACCCAACAGATAAAAGGTCAAGCACAAATATTATTGAGAAAATAAAAAATTTATGATAGTAGTAACAGGTGGTTTAGGTTTTATTGGTCAGAATCTCGTTGCAGAATTGCAAAGACGTGGAGCAATTGGTGTTGTGGTACTTGATACCCGTACCGAAAGTCTGCAGTCGATATATGAATGGCTTTTAATTCACGCCAAAGATATAGATGTTATTTATCACTTAGGTGCTATTACCGATACTACTGTTATGGACAGAAATCTTTTTGACGAATATAATGTTGGCGCAAGTATATTTATCTGGAATATCTGCGCAGAATACCAAATCCCTTTGGTTTATGCTTCAAGTGCAGCAACCTATGGTGACGGAGAATTAGGTTTTAATGACGAGAAGGATATCATTAAGTTACAACCACTTAATCCCTACGGTTGGTCAAAGCAACAGTTCGATGTTTGGGCAGAAGTCCAGGAAAAACAACCACCTTATTGGTACGGACTAAAATTTTTTAATGTTTACGGCTACGGAGAAGCCGATAAAGGTAAAATGGCTTCTGTTGTTTTACATTTATATCACCAAATTGAGTTTTGTTCAGGTCCTGCAAAAATTCAATTATTTAAGTCACATCGTCCAGACTACAAAGACGGTGAACAGCTACGTGATTTTGTATATGTGGATGATATTGTTGACGTTTGCATATTTATGGCAACAGAAAAACCACTTTCGGGTATTTATAATGTCGGAACAGGAAAAGCACGTACTTTTAATGACTTGGCGAAAGCAGTTTTTAAAAGTCTTGGTAATCCCGGAACTATTAATTATATTGACACCCCAATTAAAATCAGAGACAAGTATCAGTATTTTACTGAGGCTAAGATGAATAAGTTGAGGGTTGCTGGCTATAAAAAGCCTTTTCATGAGTTAGAAGATGGTGTTTTGAAATACGTAAATAAGCTAAAAAATGAAAATAGGTAACATTATTTATGAAAAAGAACTGGTAAATCATACCGAAGTCAGTTATATTAACTACTATAAAGGACCACAAGAGTATGACAGTCTCGACAAACTTCCTACACTATACGTTGGATGGTCGTTCATGAAGGCTTCAAACCCCAACAATCAGATAATTCAGAATGCGGATATTCTGAAAAAACGCATAGTTAGCAATGAACTTTATTGGGAATGCAGCTTCGAAGAAAGCAAACAATCGCACGTCAGAGGCATTGAAAGTTTTATCGCAGCCGTACCACAATTTTATTTCAGTCCAAAATACCTATACGTAAATTTAGACCCAATATTCTTTCAAATCGTTGATGTACAGGGTTTAATGGATGTTTTGCCGAAAGAAATAGACATGCTTTATAATTACAAAGACGAAATGTTATATGTGTTAGGAACAGCCATTTCAAAACAAAAATGTATTTGGGGTGTGAATCTCAATATGTATGGTTTTTTTCGGATTAGTATAGATGAAATAAAATTGGGTTTATGTAATAGGGCAATTAAATCTCACGAAGATTTAAGCGGTGATACGTACCTGACATATTATAAAATTCTCCCTAATTTTACTTTACTTAAAAGATATTTAGTTACAATATTATAAATATAATTTAAAATTTATGTAAACCGTTAGTATTTATATTAACGGTTTTTTATTATGAAAAAATACAATAAGTGGACTGAAAAAATGTGTTTTGACGAAGCACTTAAATTTTCGAATAGACGTGATTTCAGAGAAATATCTTCGAGAGCATACGAAATATTGAGAAAAGGTGGACAGCTTGATATTGCATGTAAACACATGAAAAAGCCGTATGAAGATACATTTAAGTGGACTGAGGAAAAATGTCGCACTGTTGCGTTAAAATATCAACATAGAATAGAATTTCAACAAGGAGATAAAAAAGCATATGAATCAGCAAAACACAATGGGTGGCTTGAAAATGTTTGTCGGCATATGAAATTTAAAAAATTGCCGAATGGACATTGGAATAATGTTGAAAATTGCCGAAATAGAGCATTGGAATATAAGACAAAAACCGAATTTTGTAAATTCTCACCACACGTATATACTATTTCGTTGAAAAGTGGTTGGCTTGATGATATTTGTCAACACATGATTCCTGTGGGTAGTAAATATAAAAGATGTATATACGCATATGAGTTTTCAGACAATCACGTATATGTTGGATTAACATATAATATAGTTAAAAGACAATACATTAGAAATTCTGATGAAAGGGATAGTGTCACAATTCACATGAAAATGACAGGTTTAGTACCAATAAGAAAACAATTAACTGAATATGTTTCAGTTGAAAATGCGATTAAATTAGAACGTGAAACATTAAATAAATATGTTTCTGAGGGTTGGATACCATTAAATAGGTGTAAAACTGGTGGAATTGGTGGCTATACACTACAAGATTTAAAATAAATTTCAAATACACATCTACGATACTCCCAAAATAATTATTTTCTAACAAAACATAGTATTTATATGAAATAATTATAAGTACTATGGAAACTAAAGTAGAAAACGCACTTGATAACTTTGTTGAAGTTCCTCAAACTGAGGAAGTGAAACCAAAGGTTGACACTGCAAAAAAAGTCATTCTCGATGAACGTGAAGGCTTGATTGAACGTGTTGACCGTATCTATGTTACTAAAGACGGTAAACAATTATTAAGAGAGCAATATTAATAATTTCATATAGATGAAAGATAATAAGAAAGATAAAGTTTTTGAGGAAGGTCTTAGAAACTTTAAGTATCGTGTTGGCTATACGATTAATGAATCGCCAAGATATCGTTCTTTAGTTAGTGCTAACGACCAGTTCGATGAGATACCTGCGATTACTAACGAAGCAGGTGACCAAGAAGACGCACCTAAACCAGGTGGGGGCGAAGTGCCTCCTGCGCCTTCCAATGACCAGCCTTTGGGTATGGGTGAACCCCCTGCAGGAAATACAGGTGCTCCGGGTGCATTACCCGAACCACCAGCAGCAGGTCCACCTGCAGAAACACCACCCGGAACAGATGCTCCGACAGCAGGCGGTGGCACAATGCCTGAACCACCAGTAGACCCAAGTGGTATGAATCCTGACCCTATGGGTATGGGTGCAGAGCCACAACAGGAAGTTGATGACATTCAGAATGACATTATTAAACATAATATTGCAGCAATGCAAAGCATACACGACCAATTAGAAGGTCTAAACGCAACCGTACAAGGTTTAAATGCGAAGTTAGAAACTCTTAGTGTCGATGTTGAGGAAGTCCGTGAACCGACTAATACCGAGAAACTTATGAGTAAGAAAAATGTGAGTTATCCATATTATTTTAACTTAAATGATTTTTGGTCGGGTAACTGGTTCAGTGAGAAACGTAATGAAGAGCACGAGAAGGGTGTAAGAGAATTACCCGATGGTAGTTTTATTGCAGACTTTGATGACCTGCCACAGAGTTCCAAAACAGATGTTCAGAATAGTTTTAATGATTTTAATTAATAGTGAGAGTATTTCATGCATACGGCAGTCCACAACGACTCTTTGAAATGATGAGAAGAGTTAATAATCTCAACGAGTCGATTCTCCCAAAGGAGAAGAAGGAAGAGGTTATTAATCAGTTCGTTGAGTTTGCTAAGAATAAACTTGGTTTGGGTGAAAGTATGCCAGACATAGTGATTTCGTATGATGAAACTGAAGCACCAACAATGCATTCCTTCGGTAAGTACACACCAAAGACAAATGAATTGCGAGTGGTGGCAACAAATAGGAATTTAGCAGACGTTTTAAGGACGCTTGCACATGAATTAGTACACGATAAACAACGTAAAGCGGGTGTTTTGAAAGATGGTTCAAATGAAACGGGTAGTGAGCATGAAAACGAAGCAAATGCTCTTGCAGGTGTTTTATTAAGAGAATTCGGTCAGAAAAACCCAATAATTTTCGAATAATAGATATAAACATGAGAATATATAAACCAGTTGGCAGTACAGACAGACTTCTTGAAGTGTTTCAGAAAGTCAATAAGGTTAAGCTAAATGAAGACTTAGGTTTCGGTACACCCGATGCTAAAACAATTTTAACCCGTGGCTTCATGGCATTAAAAAATGGTCAGTTAACAATAAATGATGGTGGTAGCAATACGACTACAGTACAAATGACTGATGACAACAGCGTAGTTTCAATCAACGGTGTTGATAAAGATAAAAACCAATATACATTCGTATTCAAATTAGAATTCAATGATGGTGACCAACAGGGTGTGTACAATGTTCAAGGTGTACAGTTACAGAAATTCTCATATGCCAATGCAAATGGTTCACAAACTTTTGAGTTGGATGAAAATGCTTTACAGAACTTCAACAGCAACTATACAAACGAACTATTCGATATTATCGACAAGTATATTGACGTGAAAGGTCAAGAAGGACCAAATGCAGAGGAACTTCAAGAGGCAATTAATATTATCGATACTATGCCGTTTGGCAAAAATAGTTTCGATAAAATGCAAACAGGACATAATTACGCAGACAATAAACCTACAAATCCTTCTGTAAGAGTAAAATCTCCGGAACTCGACAAATTTGTAAAAGAAGAGGTTGCTCCTGTTCCCCCAATTGGCGGTGTTAGTCCGATTGGTGGTAAAATTACCGATATAAAACAACTTGGTAGAAAATTAACAAAGGCAGATGTTCCAAACCTACATAAAGATTTACTTTATAAGGTTGCAATGGGATTGGCAAACAAAATGTTACCAATGAGTTGGGATGATTTGGCTGACGTTAATTCTATGTGGGATTATATCAGAGAAGGTATGACATTTGAGCAATTGCTTGCAAACGTAAAAAAAGCAGTTAACAAAAGACTCAAAGAAGAAGGTTATAGTCTTAAAAGTCTGGGATTAGGTGAAACCGATAAACCAGCAATGAAATTAAAAATGCAACCCGTTTTGGAAATGGACAAACCTATTGCAGGTATGACATTGGGCGGTGTTGTTGAAAATGAATATGACGAAGAAAATCCCGGCTATGGTTCAGAAGTAGATACAATGGAATACAATCCAGATGATGTTGAAAATGCAGAAGATATGCCACAACAAGAGCCAGAAACTCCAACTGTTGATGATGTGTTACCTACTGACAATGAGCCAGTTCCTGAAGTATCTCCAGAAAAAAGAGACAAAATATTACAGGCATATGATGCTTTAGTACAAAGAAACGGTACAAGAAATCCGAATTATTCTCCGACTACTCCCGAAGTAATGGCTGAACTTGATAGGATGGCAGGCGTTAAAAAACCCGCTAAAACGAGAACATATCCTAAAGAGGCAGAACCTTTCTTGCAGGAAGCAGAGAAGAAGGAAGTGAAGAAAGACGAGAAGAAAAAAGAGGATAAGAAAAAAGAAAATACTGATGCATTTTCTCCATTTAAACAATTGGGTAAAACTTTCAAGCCAAAATCACAGTCAAAATATCCGAAGAAAAAGAAAAATCCGGTGTCAACAGTTAAAATAAATGAAAGTACAGACCGTGACAAATATGAGGATGTTGTTTTCTTACAGGGTGATGAAGCATATCAGCCATTAGAAATTCTTGATACTAAAGGTAAAGACGCTGCAATGGAATACCTTAAACAATGGCATAATCCTGGTCAACACCAAGGTTCACAGGAACTTGGTAATGGTACAGAAGACCAAACTTACGAAAAAGACGGTTATATTATGTCTTGGAATTCACGTCTTGGCTATATTGGCTTACAGTATGATATGGCGAACATGAATGAAACTGAAGTGTATGGCGATGACGACATTTCTAATTTACCAGAAGTTCCAAAGGGATATGGTGAAAAGGGACTTGCTCAAAAAGATATGGCAAGAAGTTATAGTGGAATAGCACAACCAGTAGAAGAACCTGCAGAGTTTGCAGAAGAAGCAGAACCAAATGCTCAAAAGGGCATTGAAGATATCGATAATCCAAGTCCAAGCGAAGTTGGTGATGAAGAAGAAGATATGAGTAAAATGCCGGGAATTGGTACTGATGATGAGGGTATGCCAATACCTGCAATTGAGCCGGATTTCGATAAAATAGGAATGTCAATGGAACCAGAGACAGATAATGTTGAACAACTTGCACAAGACAAAGAAGAAGTAGGTGAATTAATTCCTGGCGGTAAGGGTGAAGGTAAATCTCCAATGGAATTCAGTCAAGAACAAATATTAATGGGATTGAAAGTTGAAATGGAACATACCGATGACCCGATGTACGCATTGGAAATCGTTTTGGACCATCTTACAGAAGACCCAGAGTATTATACAAGCAAAGAAACACCTGAAGATTCAGCACAGGCAAATGCATCAACAGATGCTCAAGGTGGCGATAAAGCAACAACAGATGTGTTACTTGGATTTAAACCTCATAATGTTGGTGACGAAGTAGAAGGTGACGAAGAACCAGAAGCAGAGGAAACTCCTGCAGAAAGTCCTGTAGAAGCACCTGTTGAAGAACCAGAAGAAAAAGAGGAAGAACCCGAAGAAGAGAAGAAAGAAGAATTAAACGAAGGTCAGATTAAAATTGCAAGAGAAACCCTAACATATCGTAGAGTTCCAACAGGAATGAGTAAAAAAGAGGCTGTGCAGATTTTAATTAAGCATAACATGAAATAAAATACAATATTTCAGATAATAAAAAGACTACCACGAGTAGTCTTTTTTGTTTGCTCGTATTTATATAGAAAAGTAACATGTCAGTATTCAGGTCATATTTTTCCAAGAATAACACGTTAATCGAAAGTAACCTTACGAATAACTCTCAGAACCCCGTTACCGAAATATCTTATGGTACATTCGATGCAAAGGTTAGTAGATTTATTTTTGATGTTGATTTACAGGGTTTACGTGATAGAATTGTACAGGGTTCAATAAATCCACAAAGGATTATCGGACACGTATTACATATGACTAATACTATTGCATATGCACCGCAATTCATTGGAAAAAAGTCATATAGTATGGGTATTGACCGTGCTGCAGCTTTTACTTTAGACCTTTTTAATGTTAACGAAGATTGGCGAGAAGGTAATGGCTATGTTTTTACGTATTCCGATAAACAGGATTTATTTACTTTAGGACCTGTTCCGGTAATTCCCGAACAGGCATCTAACTGGACCGCAAGAACAACAGCAAGCGGTTGGACAGTTGCGGGTGCATATATAAGTGGTGTAACACAGATAATCGGTACACAGGGATTCGAGGCAGGTAATGAAAATATGGAAATTGACGTTACACATTACATTAATCAACGACTTTTTGGTACAGGTTATACAGGAACATCGGCATATACGGGTAGTTCTTTTGGTTTAGGAATTAAATTTCCCGATAATATCGAAGCATTAGAGACTGAATTCAGACAGGCAGTTGCATTTCATGCTAAACACACAAATACTTTTTACGAACCTTTCATTGAAACAATTATTGCGGACGAAATTACGGACGACAGAAATTATTTTTACATGGATAAGGATAATGACCTTTATCTATATGTAAATGTCGGTAACTTCAGTCAAAACATCACAGTAAATAAGGTAGACATTTATGATTACGAAGATAATCTTGTGCTGACCCTTACAGGTGATTCAATCACACATGTGTCAAGGGGTGTTTACAAAATAAACATAAACATTGATTCTCTAACATATCCTGATGCAGTAATATTCCGTGATGTATGGTCAGTAACCATTAATAGTAGAACTACAGAATACAATGGTGAGTTTTATCTTATCTCTGCAGACAAGTATTATACCTTTAATCAGAGCAATCAGATTGACCCAAGAAATTATTTCTTTTATTTCTGGGGAATCAACGAAAAAGAGAATGTCAGAGCAGGAAATATCAGAAAAATCAGGCTGAGTATAAAAGAACTATACCCAAATCAAAGTAATTTCTTACCTTTGGATATTGAATATAGACTATTTACGACAGTCGGAGCAAAATATGAGATAGATATTATACCTTTTACTAAAGTTAATAGGACTTCAAGTGGTTATGATTTCGATTTGGACACATCATGGTTGATTCCGCAGGATTATTATTTGCAGATAAGATTAAAAAATGGCGACTATTATGAGAACAAGCAAACGTTATCATTCACAGTCGTTAATGATGGTATTTTACCTTAAAAAAAGTTTCGGATTTTTAGTTTATTTTTAAAAATCCTTGTATTTATAGTTAATGTAGGCTATATTTGTAGCACAATTATATATTGTAAAAATAACTTAATGTAATTTAATTAACAAAATGGAAAATCAAAATGTAAATGCCCAAAGTGGCGATTTGTCAAATTTCAAAGAAGCGTTTAGTACTTATCAGAAAAATCAAGTAAAAAACAAACGCAAATCAAAAGAGGATATACTTTCAAAGTATTTCACTCCCCGCAAACCTAAAGAAACTTTCAGGATTCTACCGTACAAGACGAAATTCTTTTTCGTTGAGGCGTTCTTCCATGCAGTACCTATGACCATCGCTGGTGGTAAGAGGGTATATGCGAAAGTTTATTGCCCTGCACACAATGACCCAAAAATTGTCAAAGTTGACAAAGATGGTAATCCAGTGCTCGATGGAAATGGTAACAAAATTATGATTCCTGCTCCATGTCCGCTTTGTGAAAAAGCAAAAAGAATTCTTGCAACACAAGACCCTTCTCTTAAGAAAGTTAAGAAAGAGGACTTGACCTCTGCACAGAAAGTCATATGGGACAGAAACCGTGAGATTTTTATTGAGGCAGGTAAATGGGATGCTAAAAAATTCTACATCATCAAAGGTATCGACAAGGGTGCTGAAAAAGACGGTGTTAAATTCTGGAGATTCAAACATAATTTCAAGAACCAAGGTACTCTTGATAAATTGTTCCCGATTCTCGATGACTTCAACACTCAGAATGGTGTAAGTTTCGCAGACCCGATTAACGGTACTGATATCAGTATAACAACGGCAGATACTGAATTCAACAAAATCAGTTACAAACAAATTACTGCCATGAGTACTCGTGCTAAGTCACCACTTCACAGCGACCCAATCGTTGCAAGACAGTGGCTCGAAGACACAACTTCATGGAGACAAGTTTTCTTACCAAAGAAAGCACCGGGAATCACACCGTTGGAATTCCTTCAAATGGTTGCTGCAGGTACTAACCCATATTGGGAAGATAGTGATGCAAGTAACAAGCATTGGGTATTTCCTGGTCGTCCAGACCTTGAACTCGCTGCTAACACACGTAAGCAGAATCTCGATGCAGATGATGACGAGAACTTCGAATACGCATCTGACCTTGAAGAAGGACCACGTACAACTATTGCAAACATAACACCTACAACAGTGGGTACGTACAAGGAAGACTCTGTTGACCTTACCGAAAATGCGGGTTCTGCTTTAGTTCATGACGAGCACGAGGACCTTGTAGGTGATGAAAATGAAGAACTTCCACCTTCAGGTGATTACGAAGACCTACCTTTCTAAGGAAAAAATTATTAAATCGAATTGAGGGGGAATATAATGTTCCCCCTTAATTTACTCTAAACAAATTTATTAAATGGCAAAAGATAACGAAAGTGGAGTTCCTGCAGCTCCTGTTAGGAAACCTACGGCAAAAAAAACTTTTTCCTTAAACGATTTCAAGAAAAAAATTGGTGGAGAAGATTCTCCAGACAAACCATTAATATGGATTCCAAGTTCAAAAGCATTACAACAATCAACAGGTCTTCCCGGCTTTCCAAAGGGATATGTTTCATTGGCACGTGGTTTTAGTAATACAGGTAAATCAACAGCAGTTTGTGAAGGCATTGTAAGTGCACAGAAAATGGGAGTATTACCTGTCATCATTGATACTGAAAATAACCTTGGAAATGAACGTTTAAGAAAAATGGGTTTCGATTGGGATAACGAATTTTTTATTTTAATCGATAACGAATATCTTCTTAACCAATTCGGTAAGAAACAAGACCCAAAAAGAAAAGAAGCTGCCATTGAAGATATGGCTGCAGCAATGTTTTTCCTAATCGACCAACAGGAAAACGGTGATTTACCGTATGATTTATTGTTCGCAATCGACTCATTGGGTACGCTTGATTGCATTAAATCAATCAATGCACAAGAAAAAAATACCTCAGATAACAACATGTGGAATGCCGGAGCATTTGAGAAATCTTTCAAATACATGCTCAACAACACAATTCCAAACAGTAGAAAAGAAAGTAAAAAGTATACCAATACAGTTATTGGCGTACAGAAAATCTGGATTGACAGTATGGGTGCAGGTGTTGTAAAACACAAAGGTGGTGAAACATTCTTTTATGGTTCACGACTAATCTATCATTTTGGTGGTATTGCTGCTCATGGTGCTAAGAAAGTAACTGCTACAAGCAAAAGCAGGGATATCGCATATGGTATTGAGGCTAATGTAAACGTTGCTAAAAACCAAATTGACGGACCTCTTGGTGGAATTTCCTTTGAAGGAAAGGTAGTAAGTACCCCACACGGATTCATACTTCCGGACAAAGATAGTATTGAAGCATATAAAAAGGAAAATCTTGGATTCTTCCGTGATATTCTTGGAACTGATGTTGAAGTAGGTGACTTGGGCGACAAGTACACTGATTTCACAAAAGAAGATACCTTCGAAATAGGATGAGAACAAGAACTCTGTTAGTGGATTCTTCCTATCTGTTGAAACGCTCGTTCAACGGGGCAAAGGATGTACACACCAATAAGTTTGGTCATATTGGTGGGTTATATTCTTTTCTCACAACTGTACGCAAATTAATAAAAGCACATAAAATCAATAAAGTCGTTTTAGTCTGGGACGGTCAAAACGGTGGTGTCTACAGACACCATATTGACGCTGCGTATAAAGCCAATCGTAAAAACAAAAGTTGGCATCAAAAAATTGAATTGAGCGATGCCGAAATTAAACGGGAAGCAGAGAAAGAAGAATCCATTTTAAAACAACGACAGAGAATAAAAGCATATGCCGAAGATTTATTTCTGAGACAAATTGAGGTAGATGATATCGAAGCCGATGATATAATTGCAGCTTATTGTATGCAATATGAAAATCGTGAAGAAATTTATCTTTATACTAATGACAGGGACTTCGGACAATTATTAGACTTAAATATTACAATACTTTTCGCAAACATCGATATGCCAATCACAAAGGCAAATTATTCCTTGAACTTTGGTCACCACTATACTAACTCGCTTATTATGAAGGTAATTACGGGTGACAAGGCAGATAATATTAAAGGAATTCCAGGTGTTGGAGAAGATACACTCGTTAAACATTTCCCCGATATGCAGTATAAAAAGTTTACTGTAAGGGAAATTTGCCGGGAAGCCGACAGGATTAACAAGGAACGCATTGCTAACAAACAAAAACCATTGAAAGTATTTGAAAGTCTTTTGGCAAATGTTGACAGACTTATAATGAATTACAAATTAGTTAACCTCAGAGAACCATTTTTAAACGAACAGGCAAGAGAAGAACTCGAACAGCTAAAAATGCCGTTAAATCCGACAGACAGAGGTAGTAAAAACCTGATTAAGATGATGACGGAAGATGAGTTCTTGACGATATACACTGGCACTTTTCCGAATTACGTAGAACCTTTTTATGTTGTCATAGAGAATGAGAAACAGCTACTTAACGAATATTATAAAAATAATAAGGGTAAATTATAAAAAAGTCTTTCATCTTCGGCATATTCACATTATATTTGTACATAGTATTAACAATTAAAAATAACAGACCCCATGAACGAAAAAGAATACAGCAATACATTCAGATTTGCATTAATGCAAGGTAACGTATTATTGTGTGAGAAAATTTTTGATGCAGATAAGTTCAACCCATTTACAAGATATTCCATAGACATTCGGGATATCCTTCCACGTGCAATTACTAAGTTGCAGAAAACCCTTTCGAGAAAAAAGTACGACATATTATGGGATTGTGGCAGTAATACCTGCTATGACCTATACCATTTTAATCAAGACATTCTTGAATCATATCCTTCACAAATTAAGAATGATTTGAGATACAATCCACAGGCAATCATCCAGCAAATCGAGGAAAAAACAATAAGAGGCGTAGAATGTAAAATTGGTTTCTACATCAACGAAAATCCTATCGTAGAAAGAGTTTTCTATGTAGATGGTTTTAATCCTGTTGCAAGATGGTCAACTGATGTGGTTGATGCAGTCACAGAAATCACAAAAGACATTTTCACAAAAATCAAAGGGAACGATATTAAAAATATGTGGGACGATTATGATTTAATCAACGTCAGAGGGATGTCAATAAATCAAATCAGAGAACTTTCTACCGGAAAACGGGAAGAACTGCTCAGAAAAATGAGACGATAGTTGGGGTATTCATACGGGCGGTTACTGATAATTTTCAGTGACCTCCTGTTCTTAACACATACATTTTAATGAGCGAACAATTAGATAATACCTTAACGGCATACAAAGGTCCGGAATTTCAACAAAAATTATTGTGGCAACTTCTGGTTGAACCAGAATATGCCGAGAGAACAATACCAATCTTAGCAGTAGAATACTTTGATGACCCTAACATAAAGAGGTTATTCCTTATTATGTTGGAATACGTCAAGAGATACGGTAAAGTACCTAATCTACAGAATCAGAGTGTAATCCAAGCCATAAACGAATTCAAATCTCCCAATAATGTTATTGAGGAAGAATCACTTTTTGCTGTAATCGAAAGAGTTAAGTTGTGGAATGAAAGAATTCTCAATCAGACTTTAATGCACGATGGAATAGTTGTTCAACAGGCAACTACTGAATTTATTAAACAGCAAGAAATACGCAAATGGGCAGAGGGTGTTCTTGCAAAAGTAAAAACAGGTGAGATTCGTAGCAAGACCTTCTTACCTGAGTTTGACGAAAAAATGCAAAAAATTGCACTTATCGGCAATACAGAAGATAATGGTAGTGATGCAACAGAGGGTCTTGACAAAGCACTAATGAAAGAATTTCGTAAAACAATTCCTACTGGTGTTGGTGTTATTGACACACTTACTGGTGGTGGATTGGGTAAAGGCGAAATTGGATTAATTTTGACTCCTTCAGGTGTTGGTAAAACAACATTACTGACTAAAATTGCCAATACTGCACGTGCACATGATTATAATGTATGTCAGATTATTTTTGAGGATACCGAAGAACAAATTAAGAGAAAGCATGTTACTATTTGGACAGGAATACCTTTAAGTGAACTCGATGAAAGAAATGACGAAGCACTTCAAAAGGCAAATGACCATATTGCACACATGAATCCGGGTAAACTTAAAGTGAAAAAGTTCAGCCAGGAAAATACCACAATGACGGATATTAAAGACTGGATTCTCAGAGAACAGAAAAAAACAGGTATTAAATTCGATATTATTATACTTGACTATCTTGATTGTTTAGAATCTCACAAGAAAGTCAATGACCGTAATGAGGCTGAACTTCAAATTGTTAAGTCGTTTGAAGCAATGGCAAGTGATTTTGACATTCCATGTTGGTCTGCAATTCAGAGTAATCGTTCAGGTTTTGATGCTGAACTCGTTGAGGCGCATCAGTCTGGTGGTAACATCAAGAGAGTACAGAAAGCACACTTCTTTATGTCGGTAGCTAAAACTCCTGACCAGAAAGAAGCAAGTCTCGCAAGTATACGTATTATTAAGGCAAGGTTTGCTAAAGACGGTCAGACATTTAAAGACTGTATCTTTAACAACGATACAATGGAAATTAAAATTACTGACGAAAGATATGTAGGTACAACATATAGTGTAAAGAAAAAATATAGTGAAGATGTAATAGCTGGAAAAGCAGAATCAATTGAATCTCATTCTCCGGGTGGTTTATTTAATACTCTTGTAAGCAATGCAGGGGGATTAACTGCGGAAGACGAGTTATTGAGAAGTGCATATATAAAATCAGAAAATATCGAGGAAAAGAAACCCATAGATACTTCACAATTTGTATCTCCGGGAATCTCAACACGTGAAATAGATAATAATGATGGTGTAAATGATGGTGTAAGTGAGGGTGCAAATGAGGGTGCAAATGAGGAAGCAAGTGACGATAAATTCATACTTGAAGACAAACCTATTGAAAAAAGTGATGGTGTAAATGATGGTGTAAGTGAGGGTGTAAATGATGGTGTAGAACCAGAGTTATTAAATTGGTCGGGAGAAACTTTTACTACTGCCACGAATGAAACTGAGGTAAAATTCGAAGATATTAAGCCGAAAATTGAGCCAGAAGTTCGAAAATCTGTGCACGAAATGGTCAGCAATGTGAATAAAAATCCGATTTCTAAGAAAAAAATTGACCTTAGTGAGGCAGAAAAAAAGTTGTTAATTGACCCCGATGAAGTAAGTTCTGACCAAAAACATGTGTTTGATTACTTGGGTAAAATGCGTGTAAATGAGGAAGATATAAGATTAAGATAAAAATTTTTATATTTTTTTGTAACTTTTTTAAAACTATTACGTATTTATAATCCCAGACGATAGTAAAAATATTTTTAATTTTTTTCAGAAAACACTTGCATGTTAAATAAAAGTGTATTATGTTTGCATCGTCCGAAATGACAAATGTTCTTTAACAAGATTTAAAATACAAAAGGAAACTGTTCGTTATTACAGTATACAATTAACTCAAAGTAGAGTGTCCGCTTTTCAGGCAGAATGTTGGGGTGTCGAAACCTCATTGTTTAAAACAAAAATAACAAACGAATTATCCTTTTTACCTTATAATGTTCTTTGAAAACTATGGTTCGATTTAAAAGTCCGCAGTATTTATAATAAATATGTATTATGAATAATTGTTTGAATTGTGGAAAATTGGTAAAAAATA